CGCGCGGGTGCGGCACGAGAACGGGGTTGGGCGGCGCGATGCGGACGCGCGGCGCGACCGGCGGCGGAGTGATCGGCCGCGGCGGGTACGCGGGATGCGGCGGAATCCGCGGCGTCTCGGCCGCGATGATTGGCGTGGCCACGGTCACGACGTCGGTCGCGCCCCGCTGGCGGCGTCGGCCGGTCGGGAGTCCAAGGAGTCGCCGCCAGCGGGGCGTCCGGCGGTGTCGAGCGGTCATCTGGTTCACCTTTGCGCGCGTTGGGTAGTCGACATAGTGGCGGCCGAGTCGTGAGCGACTCGACCGCCTGGACCAGCTTACTGGTTGAGCAGGGTCTTGAGCGTGTCCAGCTGCTTGGCCTTGGAGCGCAGCTCCTCGAGCTCCTCCTCCGTGATCTCGGGTCCGGACTTGGCCTTGAGCTGCTCGCCGATGTGGATGATCTCCACGGCGATCGCGGTGAGTGCCTCGGACGCCTTGCCCAGCTGGTGCGCCAGGGCACGGACGTTGCGCACGATCTCGTGGACGTCGGCCGGGATCACCGGGGCGCCGCGCTGGCCGGTGGCGTACGCGTGCAGCTGCTCGGCGGGAGTCGCGGTCCTGGACGCTGATGTGGACACGGTCGTGGTGGTGTTGGCCGAGGCCTTGGTGGTCGTGGTCATCGTCGTGGTCTCTCCGGTGGTAGATGTGGTGCCGCGCGGCTTCTTAGGCGCGGAGCCGCCCGCACGCGCGGAGGCCTTGCGCTCCTCCGCCGTGCGCGAGTGCGACGCCGCGTGCACGACGGCGCTCTGCGCCTTGACGTTGATGTAGCCGCAGGTGCGGCACTGGTAGACGATCGAGTCGTCGTCCAGCAGGACTTGGTCGACGAGCTTACTGGTCGCCGGTCCGGTGACGACGGGCGAGGGGTGCGTGTACACCGCCGCCTCGCGCTCGATGACCTTCCGTCCGCCGAACCACTTCGGGTGGCTGAGGGCGTCGCCCAGCGCGCTGGCGATGCTGGTGGTGCCGCGCGCGGCGCTCACCGCACTCGCGACGACGCTAGGCGTGGTGTTGACCTTACTCACTTCACTCACTACTCCGTCTCATCGCTGATCGTGAACGCCGGGCGACGGGCCGGTGCTCTCCGCCGCCCGGCGCCGTCCTATGCGAGCGCCCGCCGGCTCGAGCCACTCAAGCCTACGTCATCGCCCAGGTTCGCGCTCGCTCCCGCGGACTGCCCCGCGAAGTAGCCGTCGGAGTCGTAGCTGGAGAGCTTGCCGGTCCGGGCGGGTCCGCCCGCGAACTGATCCGCCCAGGCCTGGATGACCCGGTCGCGGTCGAGCAGCGCCACCTCCGCACCGACGAGCCCCGCGTCCGCCGCGGCCTGCACGGTCCGGGCGCGCGCCGCCGCGAGCCGGTCGAGGACCGTGTTGATGAAGCCGATCAGGAAGGTCCGCTTCCAGACGAACTTCTCCATGGCGGTGTAGTGGCGCAGCCACGGCTCTTCCTTGACCGCCCGGCCCCACGCGAGCTTGAGCTCGGACTCGGCCTGCAGCCGCAGCGACGCGTAGAGCACCTGCACGGTGAACGTCGCCGACTCGAAGCCGTACGCGTAGACGTACCGCTTGGTGTTCTTGCCCGAGACCAGCGGGTACGCACCGGCGACCGCGTGCGCGATCCCGCACGCGAGCTGGCTGTACTGCCGGGCGTAGATGCCGAAGACCTCGATGATCACGCACTTACGATCTTCGGCGCGGGCGTTCTGCTCCCGGGCGACCATGGACGCATCGAGCCCGTACTTCTGCATGAACTCGAACGCCTTGGCCTGCGCGAGCTCGCCCTCGGGGGTGTCGCCCGCGGCGCGCGCGCCAGCTCGAGCAGGTACTTGAGCTTGATGACGTACTTCGTGACGTCGTCGCCGTCGTCGTTGTAGATGTGCTCGTCGGTCATCGTGATCACCCGTCCCGTCGTGTCGTGTTGTTGGTTACAAACTAGCACAAGAGCACACGTAGTGCAACCACGACTCACAGGTCGCCGCGCGGCTAGCGCGATGCGGGACTCGTGAGCTCGATGCGCGTGGGCGTCCGCGGGTCCGCGGCGGGTCGATCGATCGTCGTCATGCCCACGACCAGTCCCGCGGCGAAGGCGCCCAGCGCGATGAACGCGACCACGCCGGTGGGCGCGCCCGATGTCGCGCGCTGGTACTCGGACAGGGGCAGTGTGACGTTGGTTCGCTCGGTCACGATCTCTCCTCGTGTCGTGTCGACGTGCGAAGCTTGTGCCGTAGGCGTGTACCCTCGCCTTCCATCGTCGTGTGCCGCACCGGAGGCCGTTCCGCGACGCGTACTGGGCATTCACTGGTAACCGACGATCCGCCCTCGGGGTTGAGCGGCTAACGGCCGTGGATGCGGGAGGACTCGAACCTCCGGTGGAAAAGGCACTGCTCGGCCCACGTCACCCGCCGCCGCGCATCCTCGATCTTAAGTTGTCTGGTGGGCGCCGCGCCTCGTGGCCACGAGACGCGGCTTACCCTTCACCGCAGGTACCCGTGCGGTGCGACACCGCCGTACGGCGCGTTGTGGCGCTTGGTCGACCGTGCCACGGGTCAACCTCCCACTCGGCGGGATCGGCCCGCATCTCCGCTACTCGTCGCGGCGGCTTGGTTAGACTACGAGTGGTCGTGGATCCGGCGGGAATCGAACCCGCGTACCTCCGATTTTAAGTCGGGCGCTCTGCCACTGAGCTACGGACCCGTGTGTCCGAGGGTAACGGCGATCGGCCGCTCACTCCGTCACCTTTCGCGATCTGTCGTGGCGTCCCACGTGAGTCGCTCCGCCGCTCGGACCAGACGGCGTCGTCTAAATCTAGTTCTTGCGCTGGCCGTGCTGCCGGTCGAGGCACTTGTCGAGGTGACGACGTAGCGCGGCCTGGTCGCCGAGCCAGCCGCCGCAGTTCGGGCACTGAACGGACGACACGATCACTCCTCTCTGTGACGTAGCTCCGGGGAGATTCGAACTCCCAACCTCTTGATCCTAAGTCAAGCGCCTCTGCCAGTTGGGCCACGGAGCCTAGGTGGGTGGTGGCGCTGATCGACCCGACATCGCGTCGGACGGAGCACGGCGTGAGCGCCGTCCGACGGCGCCACCACCTCGCTGCCTCGGCGGGTTGCGAACCCGCGCCTCCGAACCCGGAGCGACCGGGTCCGGCGCTCTGCCCACTGAGCTACGAGGCACCGTCGTGCAACCCGCCGTAGGTCCGAAGCCCCGCGGTGGGCGTGAGTGGCTACGCGGCGTAGCCGTGCTTGTCCCAGCAGACGGGACCGATGCCCCGCTCGATCGACAGGTCGTCGGTGAGCAGCCTGCCGCAGCACGCGCACCGGCCGTACAGTGAGCCGTACGCGGCCGCCTGCTCGCGCGTCATGCGGTGCGCGGGCGTCAGCTTGGCGAGCACCCAGAGGGAGCCCTTGGACCGGAAGGCCGCCGGCTCACCGGGAGCGGCCTCCTGCAAGATCGACGTGTACAGTCGGCCGTCGTACTGTGAGTGCTTGACCTTGACGACCAGGCCCTCGTAGATGTAGAAGCCGACCGTGACGTCGGGGTGCACGCGCCACTTGGCGGTCGCCGCGGACGCGGACGCGGACGCGGACGCGTCCACCGGCCGGGGGTCGCGCTTGATCTGCTTGAGCCGGGTGATGAACCGCGAGGCGCCGACGGTGCTCAGCGCGAGCAGCTGCGCCTCGGTGGCCGTGAGGCCGAGTGTGGCGAGCTGCTGGCTGCGCTCTGTGATCATGGTGCGGATCAGGTCGAGCTGCGCCTGGGTCGCGGGCTTGGAACGGGTGGGCTGCGCGTAGTTCATCTTGATCGCCGTCCTCATCGTGTCGCCGACCGGTGCCTTCCGGTTGGTGCGCTACGACTAATATAGCACAGGAGTCGGAGGCGTGCAACTAGTAGTCGAGCGGTCCCAGTCCCGCGCGCTCGTCCACGTCCAGGACGTCGTCGACGTCGTGCACATCACGCGCGATGCGGAGCAGCGCGCGGAGGTCGGCGGCGCGCACGATGACCGCCGACTCGTGCGCGTACAGCTGACCGGAGTCGATCAGGCTGGCGGTGATGCGCGGCGTGACGCGGCCAATGATGACCACCTCGCCCGTGGGTTGGCCGCCCTCGTACAGGGGCACGGCGCGAAGCGGCGCTCCGCGCATGTTGAGGTAGGGCGGCGGGGCGACGTCGAGGACGTCGCCCACCGTCACGTCGGCCACGGGCGAGCCGTGGTCGTCGTCGTCGGAGGCCGGGAGGCCCGTCACGCGACGAGCCGGTTCTCGTAGGCGTCGGCGATGTCATCGTCGAGGTCCGACGCCTCGGCCAGCGCCCAGTCGCTGGCGATGGGCAGGCGGGGCTGGCCGTCCTGCCGCACGACCAGCGCGGCGACGACCTTGCGGGGCGAGTCGGTCCAGACGGTCCGGATGCGGTCGGTCTCGCCGGGAACGATCGAGCGGCCGACGGTGTACAGGAGGTACTCCACGCCCGCCTCCTCGTCCTCGGAGACGTTCAGGATCAGCACCTCGAACCAGCGGCACGCGGAGCACCGCTCGCCGCGGCCGGCGTGCGCGCCGACGTGGTCGTTGTGCTCGTCCTGCTCGCTGGTGGCGCGGCCCAGGAGCGAGCCGAACACCGTGAACTCGGTTCCGCTCTTGTCGCGGAGCTGCCAGGTCCGGGGGACCGGCTCGGGGGCGCGTGTGCGCGTCATCGTGTCCTCATCTCTTCGGGGTGGCGCGACCGGAGCGGGCGGGTCGGCGGCGCACCACTTCCCACAGTCAGCCGCGCCGCCGAGGTCCGCCCGCGCGGCCTCGGTTCGATAGTACCAGCACGTGATCCACTAGCGCCGCACGGCGCGGTGGTCACCACGGTGGTCGGGCGCGAGGCGGCGCGAGACGGCGTGCGGTGAACGCGACGGACTCGTCACGGCGCGGCGCGCACAATTGGTCTTGGAATTAGGATAGTTGAATCCCCCGGTCCCGGCCGGTGGCGGGCGACGTGAAGTGCCCGTGACCGGCCGTGACGGGGTCGCGAGCCGGCGCGGTGCGCGTCCGGCGGGCACGGCGCGAGAGGAACGACCAGATGACGGCGATGACGAGCGCGGGCGCGCACGGCGCCCGCTCCGCGTGGTGACGGCCGTGGACCCGGGCTCGGGCTCGGGTTACGACGACCTCTTGATCGAGTCGGTGGAGGGCTACCTCACACTCGGCTGGAAGCTGTTCGTGCTTCGGCACAGTCCCAGCGGCGAGAAGACACCCGCGGGCAACTGCCGCGCGTGTGATCTCGCCGGTCCGGGTCACGACATGACCGCGTGCACGTGCCTACTGTGTCACGGCTTCCACGCGGCGACCGGCGACGTCGCGCGCCTGGCACAGATGTTTGGTGAGCTCAACGGGGGCCAGCTGGCGGTGAGGACCGGCTCCGCGTCAGGCATCGTGGTCATCGACGCCGAGGGCCACACCGACGAAGAGCACATGCCCACCGGCGTCGAGGTGCTGGACACGTGGACGGACTGGGCCGGTGGCTTTCCGCTGACGCCCACCGCGCGCGCCCTGACGCCGTCCGGTGGTGTGCACATGTACTACCGCACCGGCTCGGATGCGACCGTGCGCCAGCGGGGACGCGTCCTGCCCAACGTCGACATCAAGGGCGAGGGCGGGTACGTCGCGCTCCCGCCCGGCCGAGGTGGAGACCGCCGCTGGCTCAACGTCGACGGCGTTGGTCCGTCGACGTTCGAGCTCAGCGAACCCTCGGCGCCCCTCTGGTCCTGGCTGAGGACCGTGCGAGGCGGGCGAGGCCGTAGTACTAGTAGCAACGGATCGGGTGACTCGGCGGGCCACTCGGGCGAGTACGACTACGACGCTTACTTGCGCGACGGCCCGCCGCGCGGCGTCCAGTCGGAGTTCTTGAATGACCGGCTCTTCCGACTCATCGCGCACCAGGGCGTCGCGAACGCGACGGAGCTGTTCAAGATCGTCTGGCCGGAAGTCGAGACGTGGGAGCAGCGTGATGACGACCCGTGGCAAGAGCGCGACGTCCGCGCCAAGATCGACTCGATGGTCCGCAGCATTCCCGCGGCGGAACCCATCCCCACATGGCGTCCGCGCGTGCGACGACGCGACGGCACGGAGGTCGGCGGGTCGTTCGAGGCCGAGTCGGTCGCCACAACCGTGCCGTCCGAGAATGTGATCGCCGTCGACTTCGGCGGAGACGGCGTGGCGGGTGCGGCGCCTCCGCCGTTCGTGCCGGTCCCACCCACGGGAGGCGGGGATGACGACGGCGACATTCCGATCCGCTTTGACGGCTTTCGCGGCGAGACCACGGACGACTCGGGCAACGCCCAGCGGCTGGTGCGACTGCACGGCGCCGACATCAGGTTCGTCGCGGACCTCCAGTCGTGGCTCATCTGGAACGGCGTGTACTGGGTCCGCGACCGCGTCAACCGCGTGATGGACCTCACGCTGTCCGTGACCGCGGACATCGAAGATCACGCCCTTACGATCGCCGACGACACCGAGCGTCAACGGTGGGGTGCCTTCGCCGCCAAGTCCCGCAGCCGAGCGGGACGCGTCGCCATGCTCAAGAACGCGGAGTCACACCCCGACCTCGTGCTCACGCCGGAGGCGCTGGACCGGGACAAGTGGAGCCTGGTCGTCCGGAACGGCGTCTTGGACCTACGGACGTCCACGTTCACAAGGCCGCGACGCGAGGACCTCTGCACACGCGCCGCCGACGTCGCGTACGACCCGACGGCGACGTGCCCGAGGTGGGAAGAGTTCGTCCGGTTCGTCACGTGCGACGACGCCGAGCTGGCCACGTACCTCCGGCGGCTGGCGGGCTACACGTTGACGGGCGACACGACCGCGCACGCGTTCTTCTCGCTGGAGGGCGTAGGCGCCAACGGCAAGAACGTGTTCGTGGAGACGCTTATGTTCATGATGGGCGACTACGCGACCGTCGCGTCGACCAAGCTGCTGACGCAGGGTGACAAGTCACACGCCGCGATCGTCGCGGACCTCGCCGGCGCGCGGCTGGTGTTCGTCGATGAGATCCCGCAGGGCAAGCACGTGGACGTCGAGCGAATGAAGTCGTTCACCGGCTCTGCCCGGATCAAGGCGCAGCACATGCGCGAGAACTGGTTCTTCTTCGAGCCGCAGATGAAGTTCTGGATCGCGGGCAACGAGCAGCCGCGCTTCAAGGACTCCAGCGACGGCATCTGGCGCCGCATGCACCGCATCCTCTTCCGGGCGAAGGTCACGGAGGAGCAGAAGATCGCGGACTACGCGCGCATCTTGCACGAGGAGGAGGGCGCGGGGATCCTGAACTGGTGCCTGGCCGGACTGCGCGACTTCCACGAACGTGGTAAGAAGTTGGACGCGCCGGAGTCGGTCAAGGCCGCGGTCATCGAGCTGCGGACCGACGAGGACCACTTCGCGGCGTTCGTGGACGAGTGCCTCGAGATCACCGGCGACGCGACCCTGACCGGCGACTGGATCACCAACGCGCAGCTGTTCCAGCTGTACACGGGATGGTGCGACGCGAACGGCGTGTCGAAGGTGGACCGCCACAACGGCGTGCACCTGAGTCGCACGGTCGCGAAGATGCCCGGCTTGGAGCGGTTCAACGACCGCCGGTCGGGTAAGAGAGAGCGAGGCTTTGGCGGCGTTCGCGCCGCAACATCGGCGCTGTCGATCATGGGTGGCGCGCTGCTCTAGCCCGTGAAGATGCCGCTGGAACGGTAGGGTGACTGCCGTTCCAGCGGCACTTTTTATGTCATAGGTGGAACGGCAAGGGTGGAACGGCTTCCGTTCCACCCGACCTGGGACGTATGTTTAGGCTTATGAGTGATGGAAATCACATGTGATTGTGAGGATTTGGAACGGCAAAGGGAGGACGATTTCGATAGTGTTCCAGGGCAGTGTTCCACATAATCATTTATCACAAGTTTGCCCTGAAGTTGATTTTCTTAGTTAGGAATATTTCAACTGGAACAGTTAGAACAGTAGAACAGTAAAACAACGACTATGTCGAGAAACGATGCGACACGCTGGCGCAAGGCCCTTCGACATGCATTTTTTGTGTTCCAATGTTCCACTGTTCCAGTAGCACACAAGCTGAGGTTGAATGGAGTGAAGTTGAGGCCTGGGATGGTAGAATGGTTTTGAGGCTGACAGGACGTTGACACGAGGAGTGAAGATGACCACGAGGAAGACGTTGAGCTTTGTCGAGGAGCTTAACAAAAGGGAGGACCTCGTCGAGGACTTGCACGAGATGATCGGGTGGATCACGGCGGGAATCAAGTGGGTCGCGGGAACGAACTCGGGCATGGGCGTCTTGGAGGCGAACGCGGTCAAGCAGGCGGAGTCGATGGAGAAGCTGGCCGACGCGGTGAGCACGGTGGGCGACGGACTTGGTGACGTCGCGAAGGCGATCCGTGAACACACGCGGGCACTCACAAAGAAAGATCAAGCGTAGCGCCTGGTAGGATGCGCTGGACACGATCGATCGACACGGACACGAGAGGACCACGGTGGAGAACGAAGTGAGCACGGCGGATGCGGGACGCGAGGTGCACCGGCGCGACGCGGACGGGAACCTGACGGTGTGGGGCGCGCGGGACGTCCTGCTGGATCTGCTCAGTGAGGTCAGCATGGGTCCGGTGCAGCGTGATAAGACCACGCGTCTGCTGGAGTGCGCGCTGGATGACCTCGAGGACGCCGTGAGGCGGACGCACGACGCGTTCGGCTGTGTGGAGACGCGCGACGCGGACGGCGAGGTGCGTGAGCGGTACGTCTGCCCGCCGTGCGCGGCGAGCGAGCTCACGCGCGAGCGGACGTCCGGCGAGTGCGTGACGGTCATCCCGCCGAAGCTCTACGACGAGCTGGTGCGTGACGATGACATCGATGATGCGGGCTACGAGGCGTACGCCCGCGCGCCGGACGCTGAGGACCGCGCCGTCGCGGCCGCGCGGCGGGAGCGTCGCATCGTGCGGTCCGGCGACCCGGCGGCTGACGATGCGCACTGGGTCGAGCTCAAGCGGCTCATCGGCCTGGAGCGCGCGCCGCTGACGGACGATGAGCGCGCGGCGGTGGACGTCATCAAGCGGCGGATCTTCTCCGGGCTGCCCGTGGAGCGCGACCCGAGCCGGGACGCGGTGCGCGACGTCCGCGCCGACCGCGATACGAATGCCCGCGACGACGAGAGCCGCTGGGCGACGACGTCACCGCCGATCACGGAGGCGGCGATCGGCGCCGTGCGGCTGGAGAAGCCGGTGATCGTGAGGGCGGGTGAGAGCGTCGTCCTGCGCTTCACGCTGGACGACGGCACCGTCGTCCCGATGACGCTACGCTGGGCGCACCCGCTGGACACGAGCCGGCCGCCGGGAGGCTGGGGCGCGCAGGCGGAGGAGCCGTGCGCCGGAGCCGAAGCCGGAGCCGGCGCCGACGACGAGTGGTACGACGAGTGGTACGACGAGGAGAACAGCTGATGACGATGAGTGAGGACGACGCGGTGCGTGCACCTGCGGAGTGGGTCTCCAAGCACACGAACCCCTGGCGGGCGCCGGAGCTCGTCGCGGAGCTCGAGGCCGAGGACCCCACCCAGCCCCACCAGCGGCTGGTGTGGGACGACGCGGTGAACGACCTCCGCCGCATCACGGACGCCGAGCTGCTCGCCCTGGGCGTGGCGGCCGCGGGCGGGGAGGAGTCCTGATGGGCGTCGAGACCGAGGTGCGCGAGGTGGAGGTCCGCATCGTGCGGTGCGACTGGTTCACGCGGGACGCGTTCGGCGGCCGCCTGGACGCGTGCGACGCCGTCACGACGGAGTTCCTGCCGGACGTCACGGAGCAGCAGGGCGGGCCCGTGCTGCTCAACGCCCACTGGCTCCAGCTGCGCACGGGCGGGATTAAGCAGTGGTACTTCTGCTCGCACACCCACCTGGCGGACTGGGTCGCGGGCCCGGGCGCCGAGGTGCTGGATCACGGCGCGCAGTCGCTCGCCACCAAGCGGACGCGGAGCCTGACGTGAGTGGCACGACGGCGCCGGGAAGCGTCGAGGCGGTGGTCACGGACGTCATCACGTTGGCCGGCCGGATGATGGAGAACGCCCGGGAGAGCGAGCGCGCCGGTCGCATCTACCCGGGGCCGTACCTAGGTGAGCTCGAGGACCTGCTGGACGAGCACGCCCGCGCCGTGGAGGCGCGGCTGTTGGGCTGCATGCGCGACGAGCTGGCTCGGCGGATCACAGAGCGCGAGGAGGCAGGCCCGTGAGGAACCTGCTGCTCGCCCTCGCGGCCGGCTGCGAGCTCGCGGCGCTGGTGCTGATCGTCGTGCGCAATGACATGCGCGCGTACGTGGCGGCGCCGGTCGCGGTGGGCTGCCTGCTGCTGATCTTGGGACACGTCACGTGACCGCCGCGGGCCGCACGTCGCACGTCCTCGATGCGAAGTACCTGGCCCGGCGCATCAACGAGCGCAAGGAGCTGCTGGGCCTCACGTGGCACGAGGTCTGCGCGGAGGTCGGCGTCACGCACGACGCGCTGTGGCGGATCCGCTCGCTGGCCCGCACGCCGCGCGGCGACACACTGGTCTCGATCCTCGTGTGGCTGGGCGTCACGGACGTCTGGGACTTCACGGTGGAGCGCGGCGCCGAGAGTCTCGCCGCCGATGTTTGAACCGGGTCGCCCGCGGGTACACTAGTGAGGCGGAGTCGGTGCGACCGCGCCGACGCGCTAAGGAGTGATTCGTGTGAGCGGCACCGGCTGGCAAGCGTGGTACGTGGCCAAGCACCCAGACGGCTCGTGGAACTTCGGCGTCACCACGAAGGTCGTGGTGATGCAGTGGAACGCGGTGGAGGTCACCGGCGGCCTGGGCGTCGAGGTCCACGGCTTCGTCGTCGACCCCACGAGGTTCGGCGAGACCGGCGGGCTCGTGCCCGCGGGGACCGTCGTCATCCCGGGCTACGACGGCCCGCACAACGACCAGTACTTCGTCACGTACCTGCGCGACGACGAGGACGACGAAGAGTGCTCGCGCATCGCGAGCGTCATGACCTCGTAGGCTAGCGCCGCCGACGGCCGGGTGACCGGCCCGCGCGGCGCCCGAGATGAGGCGCGAGCCGGTACCGAAGCGGCTCGCGCCTCGCCTGTGCTAGGATCCAACCAGCGGGCGGCCTACGCCGCCTGGAGGACGACCGGAGGACTCGTGATCGACGTCACGGACCGCGACCGCCCCGCGTTCGCCTTCAGCCACTACGCGCGCGGCGAGTCGGGAGCGCCGTGACCGTGTCTCTGGACTGGAAGCCTCACCAGCCTCGGCCCCACGGCGGGGCGGCTGGTGAGGAGAACGAGATGGCGCGCTCGGCGCACCGCAGGTGGAAGGGCTGCTGCATCATGTGCGGCTTCCACACCCTGCGCGGCAACGGACCGGCGTACCGCGACGCGTTCAGCGCGCAGCGGCGCCTGGGAGTGAAGCGACGGTACGGCCGCACGGAGGTCACCCGCCTCGCGGAGTGGCTGGCTGAGGTCGACGACGAGAACGAGTGACCGGCCGCGCACGTGAGCGGGTTGACCGACCCGCTCACGTGTGATATAGTAGACACGACCGATCGACACGACAGGAGGACGACGTGCCGGAGCTCGAGGGGTTCTTCGTGGGAGCCGCGCTGGCGGAGCTGGCGTTCACGGCGTTCTACGCCGTGAAGAAGGATGCGCGCAGGGCGCGGGTCTACGGCACGGCCACGGTGATCTTGATCATCCTGGCGCTCACCTGGCGGCACATCTTCTAGGAGCGGCGAGGTGACCGAGCCCCCGGTCCAGCCGCGCTGGATCTTCGTGCACCAGGAGGTGCCCGCGGAGGTCTACCGCGCGCTGGACCGGGGGCTGCGCCGCGTCATCAGACGGTCCACCGCCACGCACGAGGCGACCCAGGCCGCGCTCCGCGAGGTGCGCGACCGGGACCACCGGCCGGGCGGGCTGCCGCCCCTCGACGTCGCGCTGGACGAGCACGGCATCCCGGAGGTCGTCGGGCGCGGGCCGAACGTCGCGCACTGCGTCCTGTTCCAGTCGCGCTGGCCGTGGTGCGAGCGGCACGCGGGAAGTGGTACGATTCATCCAGGAACGGGGCCGTGCCGCATTCACGGCGGCAACGCGCCAAGTGAGAGGAGGCGAGGCGCCGTGGTGACCGCTCACGCCATCGCGCGGACGATCAACGTCGACCCGTGGGAGGCCCTCATCGTCGTGATGAACCGCGCCTACGCGTGGGGCGCCTTCTACCAGGCCATGCTCGCCACCGTCACGGATGATGACGACCTACGCCCCGGCGGCGCGGCGTGGGACTGGGTGAAGGGCGCGGAGCGCTGCACGGACCTCACGGCCCGGTACGCCAAGATGGCGCTGGACGCCGGGGTCGCGGAGCGCGCGGTCCAGCAGGTCGAGCTGCAGGGCCAGCTCATCGCCCAGGTGCTGGGCGCGACGATCCACGAGCTCGCGCTGGACGACGCCACCGAGGTGCGTGCCCGGGCGATCATGGAGACCCAGCTGCGCGCGCTGGCCGAGGCGGGCCGCATCACACTCATCGAGGGGGAGCTCGCGTGAGGATTGTGCGTCGCCCAGCTGGGCATCGCGATCATCGCCGACGCGCTGGCCACCTACGCCGTCGACCGGCACCAGGCGATCTTGGACGACATCACCTGATTCACCACCCACACGGGCCACGCGGTTGACACCGCACGGCTCATGTGATATATTGGAACCAGCACGAACCACCGACACGACACGTCACAATGAATGAGGATGATCACGTGAACACCACCGCCACCGTCACCGTTCCGACCGACGTCGCGTACACCGACAAGATCGACAAGCACATCCAGCGCACCTTCGACTGCACCTTCAAGATCTGGCGCAAGCGGCCCAGCGGCGGGACCACCACACTGGAGGTCAGCAGCCCGCGGGCCGACGCCATCGCGGCCGAGATCGCGCGAGTCTTCGGCGGCTGACGCCGTGGCTTGCGACTGGCACGTGAGCCAGCAGGACACCGGCCGTCGGCACGTCCAGGTGAAGAACGGCAGGCGCTACGAGTCGATCATCTGGGTGTACGACTGGACCGCCACGTGCGGTAAGTGCCGCGGCGGCTACTCGGCCAAGGCGGACGCCGTCACGGCGGCGATCGCGCACTGCCGCGGCTGCACCAAGTGACCGCGCAACCCAACCCAACCCAATCCAACCCAACCCAACCCATCACCCACCGAGGAGGACCATCGTGCACGCATTCGACGCGCCGTCCGGGCGCACCTACTTCCACGACGGCGACATGGCACCTGGGAGCACGGTGGAGTTCGAGACCACGGTGCGGCGCGAGCGGACGGTGATCTCGATCCCGATGGAGGACGTCCTCGCGCTGGCCGCCGCGCACCTCCGTGGCCTGCGCATCGCCAAGCTGGAGAGCGCCAGCTACGACGAGATCCTCGGCATTCTGACGAAGGAGTAAGATGACGTACACCGTGAAGTCCACACTGCAGGTTCGCTGTGATGCGGCCTCGTGCGGCAGCATGAGCACCGGGCAGGCCGCCACAGCGTCGGTCGTGGTGGGCGACGCCTTCGACCGCGATGAGGTCGCCGACGTCGTCGCGGTCGCCGTGCGCGGCCTGCGCGAGACCGGCTGGAAGATCGTCGTCGAGTTCATCGACGGTCACCCCGTCGCGTTCTTCTACTGCTGCACGGCGCACGCGCGATCCGGCCTGGGCGGGTAGCCCAGGCCGCCGGTTCGGCGGCCCGCCGGAGGCCACTCGGGGACTCGGCCTCCGGCGAACCGTCGTTGACAACCTAACTCTTGCGTGATATACTGGACCTACTGATCACGACACGACTCGACCCGACCCGACCCGACGGAGACCACCGTGACGATGATTCACCCCAACGCCCACAAGCTCGTGAGCGCCCTGGACCACCTGATGCGCGCCCGCGCCAGCCTCATGGACTGCCTGAGTGGGCCGGGCGACGCGCTCAGCACACCCGAGGGCCGGCGACGCATCACCGCATTGGACGACCTCGTCCGCGAGGTGGTGGCCGAGCTGCACGCGTGCACCGGCGTCACCACGCCGCCTACCACTGTTACCGGCCGAAACCCCACTGAGAGCGCGCGGTACGACACGGAGTGGTACCGCGCACGCGCTCACGCGCGTGCGTGGGGCTTGTCGGGCCGTGTCCACGATGAAGAGAGGAATGAGCGATGAAGATCGAGTTCGACTCGCAGGTGCGCTACGCCTGCGACGGCTGCGGCGAGTCCGTCACCGTGATCGTCGCCACCGGCATCGACGACCTGCACACGCACGAGGAGAACCTGCGCGCCGTGGCGCGCGTCGCGGCCGACACGATCGTGGGCATGCCGCCCAGCGCGTGGGCGCTGGAGAACATGCCGCCCGCGTGGCGCGCCACCGTCATCAAGCAGGCCGGCCCGGAGGGGAAGATCCAGACGCTCGTCACCTGCACGCAAGCCTGCGCCGACCGCGCGCTGGGCCGGCGGCCCGACTACCCGCTCGCGGACGCGCCTACCACCTCGGCGTCGTAGGTGTGGTGGCTGGTGGGCGCCGTGCTCTTCACGGCGCCTATCCTGATCTTCACCGCCGCGGTGCTGCTCGACCACATCATACACGGGCCCAACCAGCCCCCACCCCGCAGGAGAGACCATGAGTGAGTTCCACGTCAACCCGAGCCCGAAGAACGAGAACGAGAACGCCCAGCCGGAGCGGCGGATGTCGGACCGCGAGTACCGGCTCCTCGCGACGATGGTGTACGCGCTGGTCGCGCTGCTCACCGTCGCGACGGTGTCGGTCATCGTCTTCGCGTTCACGCGAGGCTAGGCCGCGCCCAGCGCCCGCGGTCACCCGGCCGCCGGCGCCCCACCTCACGAGAGGAGACCGCCGTGACGCACGCATCGAACTCCGACTACGAGTACTACGAGTCACAGGCCCGAGCGCGTGACCTGCTGCACCTGATCACCCAGGCCGCCGACGACCTGGCCAACGCGGCCGAGCACTATCACGAGTACACGGCGGACGGCAAGCAGGTCATCGCGAGCCACGCCGCCGCCCTGCTGGGCCTGCTCGGCGCGCTGAAGAAGATCGGCGAGCTGAGCGCCGAGCTCGACCGGCGCGATGACGCCCTGCTCGAGGCACGAGCGGATGAGGCACGCGCCTCGTACGACGCGGAGTAAGCCACGACACATGTGGTAGACTACCGACAACGGACACGATAAGATGCGACGGAGGTGAGTGCACGTGAAGCCCAAGACGCCTCGGCGCGACCCGCGCGCTGCGACGCAGCTTGCGCGTGAACGTGCAGCCCAGGCCCAGGCCGTGGCGACGAGCGACTCACGTGTCACAACCGCCGAGCGGATCACCGCGTCCACCGTGGCCATTCAGGCGGCGGTGGAGTCGGTGATCACGGCCGAGTTCGACGGTGAACCTCGGGCCGCGCAGCGCGTTGTCCGGGCCCTGGCGAATGCGGGCTACGCGTTCTGCCTTGGCCCGGCGGCGCACGCCGCGACGCCCAGCGCTCGGCCCCGCAGGCCGCGCGGCGAGCCGTTGCACGAGCGCATTGCGGCGGCGTTGATCGCGACGGCTGAGGAGCTTGACCTGCCTATCACCATGGCGCAGGCCGGACGCCTCGCCACGGCAGTGACCGTCGAGGCGCGCCGGCCCACCGGCGGCACGCGGCGTCTCGAGCCGTACGCCGCCGTGAACGGCGTGCCCGACTACGCGGAGACTCCGCTGACGCACCGCGAGCGCCAGGTGCTCGCAGGCGCCGCGGCCGGGTGGTCGGATGAAGAGATCGCAGCGTGGCTGGGCATTCGACGCTTTACGGTGAAGTCGCACCTGAGCCGTATCTACAAGCGCCTTAACGCGCTCAATCGCACCAACGCTGTGGCTCTCGCGCTGAAGTGCGGTGAGCTGAAATTTGCGGATGTTCCCGTGCCGGCCGCGACCGCCGCGACCGCCGCGACCGCCGCGGCTGGCGCGAGTCAGGAGATGATGTGACTACACCGCTGCACGTCCACGCGCAGATCGAGCTCATTCAGGTCTGCGCGCTGGACCGCGCGCACCCGCTGTACTTCCACTACGCGCTGCGCGTTCAGTGCGTCGATGTGCGCAACGACCGCTGGCGGGTGACGTCGCCCCGCGAGCGGTTCCGGCTGCCCGACGAGGACGACCGCTCGTACGAGCTGTCCTCCGCGTACGAGCGTCTGGTGTCCACATATGACGAGGTCGAGCCGGTTGTGCTGGACTACGACGACGCTTGGCAGGATGCGTCCCAGCTCGCGCCGTACGCCCTCTGGGGCGAGGAGACGGCGGCCGACGTCGTCGCCGTCACCGAGAAGGGAGCGGCGCCGTGACTGCCAAAGTCGAGACCAACATTGTGTTTGAGTGCGACTCACCGGACTGCGTGAAGAGACACTACGTCACGGTGCCCGACGCGGAGTTCCGCACGTGGTCGAACACCTACGACTACGCCGACGAGTACCTGCCGGTCGGGTGGGCGCTGGTGAAGGCCAACCCGCGTGGTGTCACGGGGCGTAGGCGCTGGATCATCTGCTCCGCCGCCTGCATGGGCGAGTCGCTCCGGCACGACACCGTTGGCAGCTACCTGGGAGACACCGAGTGACCGAGCACGACCACGCGTACGCGCACGACGTCGACCGCGCGCCCGCCGAGCACCTGCCGCACGACGTTGTGGTGCGGCAGGGCGCGCACGACTACCTCTCCACCGCGTGCTGGCACGGCCTGCACCCGCGCTGCCGCGATGACTGCAAGTTCTGCGCGGCGGAGTGCGCGTGCCGCTGCCACCGCGCGAAGTCCGACGATGACAATGGCGGCGGCTCGGCGCGAAGCGAGATCACGGCGTTCATCACCGAGTGGACGCACGCGGCGGGCGCCCCGCTGGGCTACGTCCACGAGCGGCTCGAGCCGCTGCTCGACCGGTTCGCGTTCGACGTTCGCTACGCGGTGGAGAAGCGGACCTACGACGAGGCGATCCGCGAGGCGCTGGACGAGGTCCAGCGCGTCATCGACGCGCAAGACTGGACCGACCTGCTTACGGACGGGCTCACTCTGGCGCGCGGTGTGATTCGCGAGCTGCTGATCAACCCGACGACGGAGGCAGTCGAGTGACGTACACCGTGAACCCGGACAGCTACGCAGAGCCGCTCGTGCTGCCCATGACGGTGATCTTCTTCGTGGGACTCGAGCAGGACTACTCGTGGGATGAGGGCCGTCTCTTCCGCCACGATGAGACGGGGCTCTACGCGTTCATCGCGGAGGGCGGCTGCTCGTGCAACTGGTACCTCTCGCACGTGGACGAGACCGACGCCGAGACCTTCGTGCGCTCGCAGGACTGGACGCCGCTCGATCACCAGGTGAGTAAGGTCTTGGCGTACGTCAACTCGGATGAGGGTTACTACGGCAACGGACCGGCGTGGCGCGCCGAGCGCGTCGCCGCCTTCCAGCTGCTGCTCCGCTCGGAGCGCGCCCGTGAGCGGGCGTGGACAACTGGGACGGCATTGACTACGCGCACGAGCTGCACGCCCAGTACATACTTGAGGAAGAGGACGAAGAAGATGAGTGAGTACAGCACGGCGGGTATGACGATCACACAGCTGCGGCGGATCCTCGACCACGCCACGAACAAGCAGACCGGCCACGGGCTGTCCGAGGACACCGTGATCATTCTCGCAAAGGACTCGGAGGGCAACGGCTTCAGCCCCCTGGCCGGTTGGGCCGACGACGGGGTGTATCACCCGGAGAGCTCGTACGCCGGCGAGCTTCACAACTGGAATGCGGACGACGTCGACGACGATGACAGCTCCGGGCGCTACACATACGAGTACTGGCGCGAGCGCGCGCTGGCCGACGGCGGACTGCCCTGCCTCGTGCTCTGGCCGACCAACTGACTCGTTATGCATAGCGGTTGACGGCGGTCATCACGTGTGATATAGTAGTCGCAAGGCACGACACGACACGAGGAGGTAGTGGTGTGTAAGCAGACTAACCCGGGTGGAAACGAGCGCCCGTACCCCGCCGCGACGCAGGCCGAGGTGGCCGTGCTGCGGTCGCGCGTCCACGTCCTGGAGTACAAGCTGCAGGTCGCGTTCTGGCTGATCACGGTGCTTAGCTTCGCGACGCTGATCGCAAACGTCGTCAACATCACCCAGTAGGAGGATGCGATGACCACGCTCAAGTTCATCGACCCCGCGGACTGCGGCTGCACCGACTGCCAGACCGGCGTCGCACTGCCGCTGCAGCACGTGACGCAGCGCACCATCGCACAACTGGTCACCGGCGAGCTGTGCGCGCGCTTCGACGCCGAGGCGACGATCAACATCACCGTGACGTTGGCGCCGTCGGTGCTCGCGCTGCTGCGGCCGGACGGCTGCCTGCGGTACGGCGTCACCAACCTGCTGGCCGAGGTCCAGCGTTGGAACGGCGAGCTCCGACTCGACGTTCGGGAGGTCTAGGCCGTGGGGTACCAGATCGCGAACGCGGCCATTCCCGGCCTGATCGGCTTCACCGTTCTGTCGCTCGTTCTCGTGGACTCCCCGCTCACGCCGGGGAACGTGCGCCGCTTTGGGCTGCTGTACCGCGGCCTGAAGACCGCGGGTGGTCCCGGCAACGACCGCCTGCGCCGGGTGATCAAGCTCGTCTGGGGTCTCACGGCGGCCGCGTACGCGCTGATCGCCCTGTGCTTCATGATCGTACTTCCGCACCAGGACGCGGTCTTCACCCGGGTGTGCAACGTCGGCGTCACGCTCTTCGAGCTGCTGTCGGCGTACCGGAGCTACCGGCACTGGGAGCGCGAGGATGATGACGACCCGGGCGCCGGCCGCACGGTGAAGCGGGCGCTGGACAAGCTGAGGCCGCGGGCGCTCAAGCCCGCGACTCAGCGGGTTTGACGACGCAGCCCGTCGCTGGTAAGATCAAGTTACCAGCGGCGGGCTTCGGCGCGTCTTGCACTGAGAAGGGAACACGACATGACGTACGATGCGGTCGTGTTGGGCGCCGGAGGCTTCATTGGCGGGCACCTGGTGAACCGCCTGGCGTACGAGGGCCGTGAGGTCCTCGGCGTCGACAAGAAGCCGGCCAACCAGTGGTACCAGCGTTCTGACCTGGACAACGTCGAGTTCGCGCGCCTGGACGTCTCACTGCGCGATGAGGCGAACTGGGCGCTGGAGAACCTGCGCCCGGGCGGCGAGGTGTACGACCTCGCGGCGGACATGGGCGGCATCGGGTTCATCGAGGGCAACAAGCTGGACTGCATGCTCTCGGTGCTGACCGGCACGCACGCGCTGCTCGCCGCGGAGCGGTACCAGCCGGGAAGGTTCTTCTTCTCGTCCACCGCGTGCGTCTACTCCGCGGTGCACCAGGACCGGCCGGACGTCACCGCACTCCACGAGAACCACGCGTACCCCGCGCTACCCGAGGACGGGTACGGCTGGGAGAAGCTCTTCACGGAGCGCATGTGCCGTCACTTCCGCGAGGACCGCGGACTCGAGACGCGGGTCGCCCGCTACCACAACATCTACGGGCCGTACGGGACCTTCGACGGCGGTCGGGAGAAGGCGCCCGCGGCGGCCTGTCGGAAGGTCGCGATCGCCGCCCTGACGGGAGATACGCGGATCGAGGTCTGGGGCGACGGCGAGCAGACGCGGTCGTTCACGTACGTCGATGACTGCATCGAGGGCACGCTGCGGATCACGCGCTCCGAGTGGCACGAGCCGCTGAACCTCGGCTCGTCGGAGCTCGTGTCGATCAACCAGCTGTTCGCGCTGGTCGCCGAGGCGGCGGGCATTCAGGTCGAGCTCGTGCACATTCCCGGGCCGCAGGGAGTCCGCGGCCGCAACTCCGACAACACGCTCATCCGCGACGTCCTCGGCTGGGAGCCGTCCACGCGCCTCGCCGACGGCATCGCGCGGACGTACGCGTGGGTGTACGACCAGGTGAGGGAGCAGTACGGTGCTTAACCGCAGGGTGACGCTGGTCACCGGTGTGTCGGCGCAGGCGGCGGACTCCGTGTTCGTGCGCGCCCGGCGCATCGCGGGTCAGCTGCCCGGCCACGTGAACGTGGAGGCGCGGCGGTCGGGTAAGACGTGGAACGTCACGGTGTCGGGCGCACGGCGCGACGTGGCCGTGTTCATGACGTACTGGAACGACTAGCGGCGTTGACGGCTTACGTCTTGTGTGATATAATTGCAACAGGTAAGATGACACGACTCGATCAGGGAGATGCCGTGGGATCCAACACATTCAAGCTCGGCACGTACGGCACCGAGGCGGAGGCCAAGCGCTGCGTGAGCAGCGCGCGGGTCATGGCCGCGCAGCTGCGCCCGCGCTCGTACTCGTTCGACATCAGCCGCGGCTCGCGCGGCTGGGTCGTGTGCGTGAGCGGCTCGCGGCCGGACGTCATCGTCTTCCAGAACGCGTGGAGTAAGTGACGTGGCCGTCCAGAACTCACTGCCGTGCCGTAGGTCGGGCTGCTCGAGTCCGGCGACGCGGCACGTGCAGTACAAGCAGGGCAAGTCGTACGTGAAGAGTCACTTCTGCGACCGGCACGTCACCATCGAGGTGGCGCGCTTTGAGCGGACGCTCGGCCTCACGGCGTCGTCGTGGCCACTCGGCGACGACTGCCGGCGCGGCCGCTGCTGAGGCGCACGTGGGGCGACCGTTGCCAGGTCGCCCCACGTGTGATATAGTAGAATCACGAACACGACACGATAGGAGACCACCGTGAGCTACCCGCGAGTACCTATCCAGACCGAGCACGATGCGGTGGGCGTCGCACTGGCCGAGTATGAGCGCGCCCTGGAGCACTACGCCGACATCAGCCAGAGCGGCGCGGCCGACGATGAGCTGCAGGCCGCGTACGCTGAGTGCGACGACCTCTGCGAGCTGCTCGCCGCGGCGCGCGAGGCGCACGGAGCGGCCACGAGGCGCCTCGTCGTCGAACCGGTCAAGCCGGCTCCGGGGACCGAGTGGCTGCGCGACGTCACACTGGAGTGGTGACCTAAGCCACCCGCCGCCACCCGCCGCCAACCGCGGCGGGTGGTTGCACGACCTAAGATCAGGTGGTAGGATAATTTCATAATCACGCATCTGCACGACGACCGACACGACCAGTGACGTAGGAGGACTGATGAGTGAGCACGACACCGCGGGCGCGCCCGAGCCGGACGGACCCGATGCACTGGTGGTGCAGCTCGAGCGCGCCGTGAAGACGTCGTACGACAACGGCTACTCGGACGGTCGTGCGGATGAGCGGAGCCGGTGTCCGGCGACGTCGCACGAGCGGCGCAAGTACCCGTCGTACCCGCCGATGTCACTCATCATCGTGATGTTCACGCTGATGTGGGCGCCAGTTGGGCCGGCGGTGCGGATCATCATGTGCTTCGTCGGCGCCTGGTCACTCCTGGGACTGACCACCGACGCGCTCTTCTGGTGGCACGTGCGAAGCCAGGCGCGCGCCAAGTCGGCGGGTGACTCCGACGACGCGCGCGAGTAGCGCGCGTCACAACTACGAGAAGAGGATCAACGATGGGCACACGTGGCTTCATCACGTTCGTCGCGCCCGACCTGCGGGAGCCGAAGGGCGAGGTCGAGAAGACGACGTACCAGCAGTTCGACTCGTACCCGGAGGGCGTGGGACTTCGCGTTCTGGAGTTCCTTCGCGACGAGGTCGGGCCGAGCAACCCGACCAACCGCCTGCGCCTGGGACGAGCGATCACGGACCTGCGCGTCGTGCACGACTACCCGGAGGAGAAGCGCACGCCGGTCACGTCCAGCGACGCCAAGCGGCTGGCCGCGTACGCCAACTTCAACGTGGACGCGTACGACGAGAACAACCAGAAGCGCGACCAGCCCAGCTGGTACCAGCTGCTGCGCGAGACGCAGGGCGACCCGGGCGCGATCATCGCGTGCGGGTACCTGCTGGACGCGAGTGACTTTCCGCGCGACTCGCTGTTCGCCGAGTGGGGCTACGTGATCGACCTCAGCGGCGACGCCTTCGAGGTGTACGCGGGCTTCCAGGAGAAGCCGCACACCGCGGGCCGGTTCGCCGACCGCGGCCCGTGGAAGCCTGAGCACCGTATCCAGACGTACTACCCGGTGAAGCTGGTTTCTAGCTACTCGCTGGCCGCGCTGCCGACCAACGAGCTGTTCCTCGAGAACTGCTCCGCCTACAGCCGGGCCAAGTACGGCGAGTAGCCGTCGCACACCGGTGCACCAACCGTACAGCACATCCGCTACGAGAGGACACGAAGTGACCACCAAGACCGAGGTCCGTGGGACCACCACCGCGAAGACCGTTCGCCGGCCCGTGCGGCGCACCCAACTGGGACGCGCCGTCCGCACCACCGCGCTCGTGCTCGCCCTGGTCGACACGGCCATCGGCGTCTACGAGCACTTCACCGCCGAGGACCGGCGCGCCTGAGGACCGCGAGGCCGGCGGCAGCGCCGCCGGCCTCCGCCCCGAACCGTACGCAACGACCGTGAGGGAGCCACGTGGCCACCGTGAAGTATCGAGTGTACCTGACGTCCGAGGCCAGCACATGCCTGGACTTCGAGCTTGCGGCCGACCGCATCCTCGACCCGGAGGACCCGGACGACTTCAGCGTCATCGAGGACGCCTTCTGGGAGTCCAACGCGAGCACGCCGACGCTCTGCCACCAGTGCGCCGGCGGCACTCGCCACTACGGCCAGAACCTGGACCTCGGCGACGAGTGGGAGATCGTCGAGATCACAACGGACGAGGCGGTCGACGGTGACTGACGTCGGCAAGTGGGACCTCTTCTCGACACCGCTGCAGGGCCTCGTCCAGACGCACGGGCCCGACCGGTGCGTCGGCGTGCACTGCTGCGTGCATAACCCGTCGGACCACCACATGCGCGACTGGCCACTGGTGTTCCGGTTCGAGCGGTACGGCGTGGGCATGCGCGTCTGCCTGCACGGCTACGCGCACCCCGACCCGGACGGCGTCGTCTACATGCTGGAGGCGGTGAAGCAGATCGACGTCGACCCGAAGACCATCACGCCGTGGCTGTTCACGCACGAGTGCGACATGTGCTGTCACGCGGACGCTCCCGCGGCGGGTCCCGCTGTGCTCGTTCCGAGGCAGATGCCCCTGGCGGACAAGGAGGCCGAGCACGCCGAGCGGTGTCCCATCGAGAACGGCTTCACGATCTGCTACTGCACGTGCAACGACTGCCGCGACGCGGACGGCCGATGCTCGTGTGAGTTCTGCGGCGGCTGGCACGGTGAGACGCAAGACGTTGGACACGACAAGATGGGATGAGCGCATGCACGTGGAGTCGGCGCTGGACGCGCTGGGCACCATCAAGATTGATAAGATCAGCGAGGAGATCGCCGAGCTGCGCGCGATCGCCACGTGGGCGCGTGTGAAGGCGGGCATCGACTACGAGGTGGGCGATCGCGTCGTCATCGTGAGCCACGAGCCGTTCGGTCGCGCGTCAGCCGAGCGCAACCGGGACGGCTCGCACAACGGCTGGTACCGCTACCGTGAGTCGCTGGCGGTGGGGCAGACGGGCATCGTCCAGCGGGTCTACTTCAGCGAGCACCGAAGCGAGTGGGTCACCGTCGTCGGCCTCGACCGCGCGTGGTCCGTCGACGAGACGCGCAACTGGCAAGACAACACCGTCACGGTGGAGCGCCGCTGGAAGGGTCCCGTGGCCGAGCTTCCGGCGGGCTACGTGCTGCCGAGCCGGTGGACCGTGGACCGGTACCCGGACGGCCAGATGCAGGTCTTCTACATGGACTCGCACTGGGTGCGCAAGGACGTGCCCGGGGTGGCGGACTTCGTGGGGTGCGACCGTTAGTGGCGCACACGCACGAGCTGTGCACGCGACCGTCGACTCCGGGAGCCGTCTGCACCGACGGCGTTCTCACCGGCTACTGCGACTACGAGGACTGTCACAACGAGTACTGCTCCGATTACGGGCACTGCGCGTGCCTGTGCCACTCGGGTAGGACCTGCGACTGCGGTCACGTCTGGCCGCGAACGGAGAGGAGCTCACGCACGTGAACAGCTACCGTCACGCAGAGTCCAGTGCGAAGAAGTGGGGCGGGGAGTTCACCGGCCCGGACCGGACCGCGCTCGCTACGACCGCTGCCTCGCACTGGCCAACGTGATCGACGGCGGCGCGTTCGACGACATACTCCTCGACAACTTCGGCGACCACGCGCTGATCGTGTTCGTGCGCGACGACGACGGTCGCGTCACCGCGCACGTCGAAGAGTACTCCCACGACTAGGCTAGACTAGTCACGTGCGCGGCGGCGCATACGGTGAGCCACCCGCGGTCTGAGGGGACTGAGTGCGGGTGGCTCACTTATGCATACTAAAGAATCTTCACGCATGCGGTTGACAGACCGCATCACGTGTGATAAGTTGGTAGTAGTTCGAAACAACGACACGACGAAGACGAAGGACTGATCTCCATGCTGAAGATCTTTAAGTCGGCCTCACAGACCCGCAACGAGCGCTTCGCCGCCGACGCCCTGGCTCGTCAGCTCGCCTTCACTCGCGAGGAGCTCCCGACCGGCGCGCCCGACGAGCTCGTCTCCGTCGTCGCTGACGTGCACGCCTACGCGCGCTTCGGCGGTCGCAAGCTGGACCTGGACGGCGCATCGCTGATCAACTGCCGCGTTTTCGGCAGCACCGCCGTCGGCCACTGGACCGAGGAGCGCGGCTGCCACGTGCTCACCGTGACCGGCACCCGCGAGGACGTTCGCCTCTGGCTCAAGATCTGGGACCGCTGACCACGGCGCGTACGCCGCCCGGGCGCTCTGCCCGGGCGGTGTGATGCGCGTGGTAGGATCGACGCATGCGCGACGACCGTGTGAACGCCTTTATGGACGCCGAGATCGCCTCCGCGCGCGTCCAGCGCGCCCGATCGCTCAACCCCCTGGCGGTCAGGTCGCTGGCCGTCGCGGGAGCCACTCAGCCGCATTTGACGGCGGCGGCCGATGTGATCAACCCGCCGGAGCTCGCGTGGCGGTACGACCCCGTGGCGTGGTGGACCGACCGCGCCCGGACGGAGATCTGGTCCAAGCAGCGGGAGATCATCGAGGCGCTCGTCGTGCACCGCAAGGTGGCGGTGCACTCCAGCCACGGGCCGGGCAAGTCGTTCACCGCCGCGCGGGCGACCGGCTGGTGGCTGGACGTCCACCCACCGGGCGAGGCGTTCGCCGTCACGACGGCACCCACCGACGCGCAGGTGAAGGCGATCCTCTGGCGCGAGATCAACAAGATGCACGCCAGCGTCGGACTGCGCGGCCGCACGAACCTCTCCGAGTGGTACATCGGCAACGAGCTGGTCGCGCTGGGCCGCAAGCCCAGCGACCACTCGCCCACGGCGTTCCAGGGCATTCACGCGCGCTTCGTGCTGGTCGTGCTGGACGAGGCGTGTGGCATTCCCAAGGACCTGTGGGACAGCGCCTCCACGCTGGCCACCAACGTGAACGGCCGCATGCTCGCGATCGGCAACCCCGATGACCCGCACTCCGAGTTCGCGAAGATCTGTCAGCCGGGCAGCGGCTGGCACGTGATCCACATCTCGACGCTGGACACTCCGAACTTCACCGGTGAGCCGGTGTCGCGGGCGCTGGCCGAGATGATGCCCAGCCGCGAGTGGTATGAGGACCGCAAGCTGGCGTGGGGCGAGGACTCTGCGATCTTCGTCAGCAAGGTGCTCGGGCAGTTCCCGACGGAGGGTGACCCGTTCACGACGGTGCCGTTCGCGTGGGCGACACGCTGCCGCTACAACGAGCTCGTGCCCGATGACGGCGATGTGCAGGCGGGCATCGACGTCGGCGGTGGCGGCGACCGCACGGTGATCTTCGAGCGGCGCGGTCCGGTCGCCGGCCGCGTCGAGACGTTCCGCGACACGGACCCGATGCGGACGGTGCACCGCCTCACTGAGAAGATCAACGAGTGGGGCGTCACACGCGCCAAGGTGGACAGCAACGGCATCGGCTGGGCGCTGGCCGGTCGACTGCGCGAGCTGTCCAGTCGTCACAACCCGGCGGGCGTCAAGACCGGCACCACGACGCACGCGGCCGAGGTGATCCCGGTGAACTCGGCGACGTCACCCGCGCAGCGTCTCGCGCGCCAGCGGCTGAACAAGCGCGCCGAGCTGTGGTGGGACGTCGGCCGCGAGAACTCGCGGCTGGGACTGTGGGACCTCTCGCGTGTGTCGGATGACGTCATCGCCGAGCTCTGCCAGCCGCGCTACGAGATCTTGGACTCGAACGGCAAGATTAAGATCGAGCGCAAGGATGAGATCATCAAGCGGCTTAAGCGGTCGCCCGACCTGGCGGACGCGCTCCTGCTGGCGTTCTACGACGTTAAGACGGAAGTGAAGACCAGCTCGGAGGGCCTGCAGCAGCTCGCCAGCCGCAACCTGCTGAGCGGTCTCAAGCCCGTGTAGCCGCAGAGTTGACTTCATACGGAGTCTGGGCTAGAGTGTTCACATCGCCTCATAAAGAGGTGGACCCCGCGACGCGCTAACGTCCGGGGCCCTGACCGAACACCCACCGGGAGAGTGCTCGATGAGTACTGATATTACCACGTTTGTGTTCCCGCAGTCCAATGCGAACGTGCGGACGCTGACCATTGATGAAGAACCGTGGTTCGTCGCCAAGGACGTCTGTGATGTTTTGGAAATCACTAACGTCTCTCAAGCACTTTCACGCTTGGACGACTCAGAGAAGGACATATACCAGATATATACCCTCATGGGTGAGCAGTCTGCGCGCATCATCAACGAGTCCGGGCTCTACTCGTTGATCATACGCAGCGACAAGCCCAAGGCTGTGGAGTTCCGCAAGTGGATCACCGGCGAGGTGCTGCCGTCCATTCGTAAGACGGGTTCATACGCGCTCGTCGCGAGTAAGAACTCTGAGATCGCGGAGCTGCGCGATGACATGCGCGAGATCAAGGGCATGATGCGCCAGCTGATCGACATCGTCACGCGCAACGAGCCGAAGATCGCGACACACGATCTTCTGGTGGCCAGTGACTTGCTTCTCACGATGCGTGAAACGGGCGCGATCTTGGGATTCCGCGATGTGCGTGCGTTCACCGCGCTGCTGCGTGAGTATGGCGTGCTGATCAAGCGTAAGTACTCTGTCACGTACTCAGGCACGACGTACCAGCGCTTTCGGAACACACCAACGGCAAAGTGGCGCCACCTCATCGATGTGAAGTCGCAGTTCAGCGGTGAGAACGTCGTCACAGTGCCGTACGCGAAGCCACAGGCGGTCGCAGCACTGCACATGGAACTGATGCGTCGCGGACACGACGTTCCACCACTACCCACGGTGGATGAGCAGCGCGAGATCGTGGAGATGCTACGTGCACGTAACGAGATCGAGAGTGTTCACGACAACTGATGCCGAGCACGCACGATGCCCGCCGGTCGATTGCCGACCGGCGGGCTGTGTAAGAATGCATCAGGTGGTGGGGCCGAAGACGCGCGCGACCTGCATCTTGGAGGCGGCGATGTTCAGCGCCCGCATCGTGTGCTCGGCGACCGGCTCACCCTCGACGTTGTACGCGGCATCCAGCGCGACGGCGACGGCGTCCTCGGCGGCCTTGATGAGAGCGGCGAGCTCGGCGGGAGTGCAGGTCTTCGTCATCTCGATCAGTCCTTCGTCGTTTGTCGTTTCGTTCCAACAACTAGAACAATACCACACGTGAAGCGATGCGTCAATCACGCGGCGTCATAATCTTACAAGATCTTCCTGGTACAGTAGATCCAGTGGATTGACCGACCGGCCAACCGGCCGCGACGAAGGTGAGTGATCACGATGAGTAGCAAGACGACGATCAAGGACAGACGCGAGACGAGGCACGGCCTACACCTGATCTTGACGGTGTGTACGTGTGGCATGTGGGCGCTGATCGGCTGGCCACTGTCGTGGCTGTGGAACAAGCTTGGGCCGCGTAAGCGGACCACCGTCAGGACGAGGAGCTACGAGTGACGAACGCCGACCGCCCGACCGAGGTGCTGCTGACCGGGGCCGCGGGCTTCGTGGGCAGTCACATGCTGCGGCGGCTGCTGCGCGACACGGACTGGGTCATTCACTGCCCGGTGTCATTCAAGCACCACGGCAACCCGGAGCGGATCACACAGGTGATCGCGGAGGCGGAGGCCGAGGACGACCTGAACGGTGAGATCGCGTGGGAGCGCGTGCGCATCGAGCCGTGTGACCTGTCGCTTCCGCTGGGCCCGACGCTGCGCATGGCGTGGACGCGCTGCAAGTACGTCTTCAACGTCGCATCGTCCAGCCACGTGGACCGGTCGATCGCGGAGCCGGGCGAGTTCATCCAGAACAACGTCGCCCTGATGACGAACGTCCTGGACGCCGCACGTGATATGCCGTTTCTGCGGGTCTTCATGCAGATGTCGACCGACGAGGTGTACGGTCCCGCTTCCGCCGATCACAGCCACGAAGAGTGGGAGACCATCCTTCCGAGCAACCCGTACTCCGCGAGCAAGGCGGCGCAGGAGGCCATCGCGTTCGCGTACTGGCGGACGTACGACCTGCCCATCGTGATCACCAACACGATGAACGTCATAGGAGAGCGGCAGGATCCCGAGAAGTTTCTGCCCATGGTGATTCGTAAGCTGATGGATCATGAGGAGATTCTGATCCACTCGGACGTCGACGGCACGTCGGGCAGCCGCTTCTACCTGCACGCGGCCAACCTCGCCGACGCGTGGATGACGATCATCGACCAGGTGAAGCGTGATCCGGCGCTGCTCGCGCGGTACTGTGCCGGCGCCGACCGGCCCACGCGCTACAACGTCGTGGGCGAGCGTGAGATCAAGAACGACGAGCTCGTCCTGCTCGTGGCTCGCGCGCTCTATGCGGCTGGGTCACTGGATGTGACCGCTGCGGAGGTGGACGTGTACGCGCGTGGGCTCATGCGGTACGTTGACTTTCACACGTCTCGTCCGGGTCATGACCTGCGGTACGCGCTAGACGGCGGTAAGATCGAGCACCAGCTCGACTGGGAGCCGCCCGTGAAGCTTATCGACTCGATCCACAGCACCGTGCGCTGGTACGTACAGAACCCCGACTGGCTCCACCACGCGAGCTGACCCGCGCACGACGAAGGCCCGCACCTCATCAGCGCGGGCCTTCACTACGTCAGCAGCCGCTGCGGCAGCCGCTCTCATGACGCTGGAGCGCGACGTCCGCCGCGTTCTTGCTCGTGAAGTTGCCGGGGCCGTTGGCACCGCACTTCCCGTACCAGTTCCACTTTCGCGTGACGGGGTTCTGGGTGACGAATGACGACGGTCGCTTGGGCATTGATCCTCCTCGTGTCGGCGTTGCTGTTACTACTAGTATATCATAAGTTACCTTAATTGGCAACCGAATCGGCGGTACGACGTGACGTGACCTGGTACCGTAGTCGGGTCAGGGTTCACGTTCGTTCCGGCTGACGTCGACGGTTCGCGCCGTCGGTCCACACCAGCGGCCCCACGGTCTTCGGATCGCGGGGCCGCTGCGTTGCTAGCGCGACCGGCGCGTCAGCAGCATCCAGAGAATGATGAAGATCACCGTCGCTGTGAACAGCGGCCACAGTGCCGCCATGAGGATGTACGACCGGAACGCGGACCTACGCTCATCGTCGGTTCGGCGCTGACGGCGTCGTCGGTGGTTCCACTCACCCAGCGCGATCACAACGGCGAGCACGATGACCACGCCGTAGAGGTACGCGAGTGTGGGACTTACTTCGTGTCCAACCGACTGGTCGGCCGGACCCAACTCCCAGTCCACCACGCCTCCTACTCGGTCTCACTCCCCCGCTAGGTGACACGCTCACACGGCCGTGGCTGCGGCAAGTTGATCCTGGGTTGACGACAACGGTACCGTGCTGACGTTGAAAGTGCAACAAGTCAAGCATCACTGAGGCCGCCACCTAAGCGGGTGGCGGCCTCAGCGATGCGACTAGTCGGTGCAGCAGGCACCCGCGCAGAGCGGGTAGTCGCACGGACTCGTGCAGCACGGCCCATCGCAGGCGGCGGCATCCGAGACGTCGGACGTGATGTCCTCGTCATCATCGCCCCAGCGGATGATGACCTCAGCGGATGCGATGCGGAGCTTCACTTGATCAACCAAGTCATCGTACGCCGGGTCACGTGGGTCTTCATCTACGGCGCGCAAGGCATCCCACGTGATGGTCATCACATCATCGTGTGAGGCCATCTGGCCGTGGTTGGCGATGATCACAGCGGCGATCACCTTGGGATCCGTGAATCCGATCTTCATTTCACTCATGCTCACTCCTCGTGCCAGCGGCGACTAAACAGCGCGACGTCCTCGTCGGCGCCGGAGACGTCCACCATGACCTCGGTGAGCGTGCAGTCGTGAAACTCCACGTCCACCTCGGCGCCCACATCGGAGGCGAACTCACCCACAGTCTCCAACGCGTACTTAACACGCTCATCCTCGGTGTCGCAGTTAAGCAGTGCCAGGTCGTCCACGGTGATCGTGATCATGCGAGCCATCATGTCCTCCGTCGTGTCATACCGTGTTCCGGTGTTGGTTCCAATATATCACGTGTACATCACGAGTGCAACCGTTGACAACTAAGTCTTGTGTGATTACTGTCGCTGACAACAACCGTGAACGAGCAACGGGAGGACCTAGTGTTTGTGCTCGCAACGGATCAGTGGCCCGTACGCACAACGGTGCTGCGGCCGGACGCCGCGGGAGACATGCACCCGTACACGTGCGTGTACGCAACGCTCAGCCAGGGACAGGGCGTGCGACGGTGTCACCACTGTCAGATCTACATGCTCGCGGGTCCGGCGTACCGCGATGTGTCGGGACTCCGCGTGTGGCACACTGAGTGCTGGCTCCTTGAGCTACGCACGCACGTGCGCCCGCGATCGATCGAGCGATGGGTCCTCTGCAACGTCGAGTGGGCCAACGCACTCTAAGTAGCAGTACTCGCGCACTAGGACACGATAGGAGACCACTGTGACCACCACTGTGCCGCCGCTGGATCTGGACACCACCGATGTACCCGATGAGCTGACGCTGGGAAGCACCGAGGACCGTGAGATCCCCTCCTGGCTCGCGATGCTCATGACGGCGTACCTGCCGACGTACTGCGGTATCTGTCACGAGGTCGCGCCCGTGGGTAGCTCCGTCTACTATGAGGGCGGACGACCGCATCCCGCGCACGTGGAGTGCTGGCTCATCCAGCTGACCGCGCGACCGGTTCGCGTGCTGGCCGTGCACTACCGCAGGACCCACTAACCGCGCACGCACATACGTGCGCATACACGACACCCACTCATGCTGTGAGTGGGTGTCGGGCGTTCGCGAAAGAATCTTGTGGAACCTCATCTCGGTGGTTGACACTCTACACCACGTGTGTTAAATTAGTTGTTGTCAGGAAGTACAGAGACTGATCACGACACCGACACGATGAGGGACTGATCACCATGACGAACACCGCTACCGCCGTCGCGACCAACATGACCGAGTGGCTGACCCAGACGATCAACGAGCAGGGTCCGCTGACGGTCGCCCAGGTCGTCGAGCTGTCCGGTCGATCCGAGACCACCGCGCGCAAGCTGCTCAAGTCGCTGGTCGCGGACGGCACCCTCTGGAGGAACGACGAGGTGAAGCCCGCCACGTTCGAGCTGATCACCGACACGACCGAGGACGAGGCTTCCGAGGCCGAGGACGAGGCGAAGATCGATGAGATCATGGACGCGATCACCGCCGAGCCGAAGCCGAAGAAGTCCGCCAAGTCGAAGAAAGTCGCGCACACCGACGTGCCACACGCTTACGACCGCAACGTGCGGGTGAACGGTGAGACTCTGGTCGTCACCGAGGCCTACGCCCTGCTGGTCGATCCGCCGACGTTCGACTCGGCCGACGAGGCGTACGCGTGGGCCAACGCGGCGCAGGACCGCGGCGAGGGCGATCACACTGCGGACGAGATCGCCGGCCTGTACTTCGAGGTCGTGACGGACTACCTGAACGTCCTGCTGCACGACGGCGACATCACCAAGCAGGTGTGGTACGGTCGTACCTTCCGGCTGCGTCGCACACTGGTGGGGCACGGCAAGGGCACCGCCTCGGCGCGACCGGAGCTTACGACCAGCGATGAGTGATCGCACCGGTGAGGCCGCTTACGCGACAGCGTAGGCGGCCTCTCTGTTTACCAGGCGTTGACTTGATCTTATCTTGTGTGATAGTATGAAACCATGACCACCCGATCCAGTGGTGAAGATACGACACGATGAGGTGATGATGTGGTACACGCAGCTGATCCTGTGGGGGCCTTCGAGCGTAAGCACGTTACCGAGCTCGCCGAGGACGACCTCGTGTGGGACGCGGACCTGGGCCGCTGGCGGCGCGTCACTTCGGTGGTGCGCTACACCGCGCAGGTGAGTGGCACGAAGATGATCAAGGTGGTGCTGGACCTCAGCACGTGGACGCGGCGTGAGGTAAGCGGTGAGGCGTACTACGACGTCCTGCTGGACGCCGAGCCGTCGACCGCCGTCCGCCCGCTGTCCGCGACCGAACGGCGTCGCATCGCACGGCGCGGCGCGTCGGCCGACGTCGACGAAGAGTCGACTCTGCAGCCGCCGGCTGCGCCGGCCACTACGGCCGCTCAGCCTCCCGCTGAGCGGAGCACGCCGGCGGCTGATCAAACCGACCACGGCGGCGACGTACGCGCTCGCAGGGAGGAGCTGCGCCTCTCGCGCGCCACGGTCGCCGAGTTGTGCGGCCTGACGCCCGGCGCGCTGTGGCGTGTGGAGAACGGTCGACCCAAGGATGATGAGCTGGACCGCGTGCGCGCGGCCCTGGACGCCGAGGAGGCGCGCCGTGCTACCCACTAAGGCCCGAGCACGCGGTGCTACCGTAGTCGGACGGCCCGAGCACGCGCCACCGCGGCGCGCGTACCGGACGTCGCTGGAGGATGCCATCGCCGTCGCACTGCGGCAGGTCGCGCTGCGCACACGGCTGTACGTGGACGACGTCACCGTGGACGCGTTCGCGCGCGCTCTCGCGCCCATGATCGTCCAGCTACCCTACGCGCGGCGTATCACCGCCGAGAAGCGACGCCGGCAGCGTGTGGCGGTCGATCAGAGTGGTCCGCTGTCGCCGCGGCAGAAGCGCGCGCTGGTCGGCGTCGCCCTGGGACTGTCGACGCACGAGATCGGCGAGGACACGCAGACGACGTCCAACACGATCAAGACGCAACTTAAGGGCGTGTACGCGGCCCTGGGCGCGAGGAACGCGGCCAACGCCGTGGCCATCGCGTTCCGCACGGGCGTCCTGACTCCGCAAGATCTCACCATGTACCAGGAGGACACATGTGCGCTGTCTGCAGAGTGATGGGTTCGAATGTGTTCGAGGATGACCCTGAGCACGACGTGAACGAGGGTCTCGAGGTTGCGGTGGCGCTGGACGGCGACGTCGCGTGGTACGTCTGGCGGCGCAGCGACGGGTTTGTGAACGCGTCGAACGAGCACCCGGACGAGGCCTTCGTCGACGACGAGTACCGGTACTTCATGATCGTCGTCTCGACCGACCTCGATGAGGTCCAGGCCACGATCATGATGGCGCTGGCGTGTAACTAGCTTCACGTGGTTGACGGACTGCGCTCTTGTGTGATATAGTGGAACCACGCTGAACAACCGGCGAACGACACGAGGAGTCACGATGCGAACCACTCTCAGCTCGGCGACCTACATCATTAACGAGCTCGACAAGCGCGGGCTGCACGGCGTGCTCTACCACACCGGTGGCGGCTGCACGGCCGTCGAGGTCGAGGTGCTGTACATCACCGAGGACGGCAATGAGGAGACCGGGCTCGTCGTGATCACCGACGTCTCCGGCACCACGGTGTCGGTGGACATCGACTACGAGCCGGTGTTCCTCGGCTGGGTCGCCGGCTTCTACGTCAGCGAGGACGGTTTCTCCGGTGGTGACGAGGCCGAGTGGATCCACGCCGAGGCGTACGAGCGCGAGGAGACGGTGGCGCGGGCACGCGGTGAAGGCAATGAGTTCGCGCAGGCCGTGCTCGAGAACCTGCGTCAGGACTGGCAGACCGACGCCGACGTCATGGTGGCGGCGGTCGCTACATTCATCGAGGAGAAGAAGCGTGGCTGAGCCTACGTACCCGGACTGCGTCGTCAACCTATCCGGTGAGGACGGCAACATCTTCGTCATCATCGGCCGCGTGCGCGTCGCGCTGCGCGAGCACATGAAGGTGCGCGGTGTGGGGCACGCCGAACGCAACCGACGTCTGGACGAGTTCACCGCCTCGGTGACGAACTCCCAGTCGTACGATGACGCCCTGGCGGTCGTCATGCACTGGGTCACCGTGGAGTAGTCGTGAGAGGGCGTCCCGGTATTGCACGGGACGCCCTCTTGTGGTATATTGATCGCAACGGTTCAACCGATCACGATAAGATGAGGTAGTGATGACAGCCGTAGCCAACGGCCCACTGGAACCGGGTGACCTCGTGACGACCACGTGCGTGGGAGAGGTCTACGGTCGCGTCTTCGACGTGATCGGCGACGTCCACCGCGTGTGGTGGGGCGACGCGGTCGCGCCCAACGCTGTGGAGAGCCTGAGTCCGCACACCGCCGGCGAGCTGCAACTCGTCCAGCGGCCCGTGTGGTACCTCGCCGTCTGGTTCACCGGCGACGATGACGTCGATCCGTACGCGTTCGTCGTCGCGGATGAGCGGCCACTGAAGTACGTCGACGCGGAGCACGCGTTCGATCGCGCGGAGAACTACGAGATCGTCAGCCGTCGGCTCGGTCACACGCCGACCGGCGAGGACGCCAACCCCGACACGATGACCGATGAGGACAACGACGATGCTGGAGACGAACGCACCACCGGCTGACTGCCCGACTCCGCGTAAGATGCGATTCATGACGCGGAGTGCGGCGAAGAGATCCGCGGCGTACCGAAGCCGCAGCACCGGCTTTCCGCTGTACGTGTACAAGTGCAACTGCAAGTCGTGGCATATGACGCGCCAGCGACAGGAGCTGACCGACGCGCCCGAGACGCAGATCCACGGTGTACCCCACGCGCTGGGCATGACCGACGATGCGTTCCAGAATGCGGTCATCAACGACGTCATGTGCTCGATCGCGCCCGACGACGCGCAGTTCTTGCGGCACATCGACGTCATCGACCGCTGGTACGCAACGCTGGTCAAGACGCGTAAGCAGGCCGAGGCTGAGCTGACCGAGCTGCGCAAGCTGCGCAACCCGTCGGCCGAGGATGCGGAGTGGCGCGACATGCTCAAGGAGTGCGTCGACCTGGTGGACGCGCGTCAGCGCGAGTGCGCCGAGCTGCGACGCGTTCGCGATGTCGTACCCGCTAAGCCGACTCCGCCGACGTACGTCTCACCGGAGCGCGCGCAGCTTCGTCAGCTTAAGCAGGCCGCGGCACAGAGTGAGTACCGGCTGACGCGGCGTACGGCGGGTGACCGTGCGATCGGCATCTTGGTGGACCGACACCGCGCCGAGTTCAACGAGATCTACACGGTGGAGGGCGCGCGGGCGGGTCTTGATCTCAAGTGGTTCGATGAAGATGAGCCCGTTGACGTCGCGTTCGTACGTGACCAGGATCCGCCGGGTGTGACGCCGGAGTATCGTGATCCGCGGCTGCCGGACGCGCACCTCGTGATCACCGGCGAGGAGACCTTCGATGAGGCCGCCAACCTGCTGATCGGCGCCGTGTACCGGCACCTGCGAGAGCACGAAGACGCGAACGTGGCGTCGCGCGCCGTGCGCGACCTGGTGCTGCAGATCGAGCGCGTGCAAGACATCCACCGCAACATCCGGTCCATCGCGTACATCGCGCACGACTGGCTGACGCTCCACGTCTGACGGTGGGACGCGGTCGGCGGATCGTTGCCGACCGCGTCCGATCTTGATAGGATTAATACACGAGCAACGGACGAGGATGATCGATATGACGAAGATCTGGCTGGTGCTGCAGGGCACCGTGAGTCGCAACGTCGACGGCGAGCGCGTCGTCGTAAAACTTGAGGTCATCGCGCGCTGCGCGTACGAGGTGCAGGCGGAGCGCATCGCCGAGAGCCTGCGGTCGACTCACGCGGTGGCCGCGCGTCCGACGCGGGTTACCGCGCGCGGGTCGACCGTTGAGGACGCGAACGAGCACTCGTTCGTGGTCGCAGAGATGAGCTCACTGCTGGAGGGTGTACGATGATTGACGAGATGCGCGCCTCCCCACTGAACGCGGTCGAGTACACGAAGTGGCCGCGGCTGCTGCTGCTCGGCGACCCGGTGACGCGGGAGCAGACCAACGAGATCTTGGTGCGTACCACGTGCCACTACATGCTGATCACCAACGACGATGAGTGGGAGGCGCAGGTTCGCAAGGTCTTGGGCACGCCGCCCGACATGGATCACGAGGACTACCGGCTGCCGCACGCCGAGCTCGTCGCACGTGTGGAGGCACGTCACGCTGCCCTGGACGCGCGTCAGCGCGAGCTTGGTGTGCTCGACCTGCACTACCTGTACAACGAGCGCGTCATGTCGTGCTACGCCGACGGTCCGCACGGCTGGTGCGACTGGAACGGCGACATCGGCGCGACGCGGTACAACGTCGGTAAGTGGCCGACGGCGACTGAGGTCGACTGCGACCTGCGCACCATCGCGGCGGCGTTCCCGTTCCTGCGTATGCGGGTCCAGCTGCTGAGCGAGCGGTACTACGAGGAGGTCAAGGACGCCGACGGCCACGGCACGTACCTGCACGACGACACCGCGCCGGTGATGTGGACGGTCGCGGACGGCGAGGTGACGTACGTCATTGCGGACGCTCCGCCGATCACGCCGCCCACGGAGCTCAGCTCTGATGAGCTGGTGCTGTCGTTCAGCAACCCGTACCGCGAGCGCGGCGTCACGCTCACGCGACTGCGCGAGGCAGTCGCGCAGGTGGAACGAACGTACACCCCCACCCGAGGAGGACAACGATGATGGTGACGAGTAAGACCAGCCGTGAGCGGTCCGAGCGGCTGCTGTTCCCCGAGCGGCAGCGCTGCCGAACGTGCCGCGCGCCGTTCGCGTTCATCGTGATCGACCGGCAGTACTGCTCGTACGACTGCGCGGGAGTGCAGCCGCCGGACGTACTGGCGAAGCCGCGCTCGTGCTGGACGGACATCGGCGAGCCCAAGTACTGCTACTTCACGCCGGACGACGCGGACCGCGCCGCGCGCCTGCACAACGAGGCGCGCAACCCGCGGGATCGACTGCACGCGTACTACTGCGACCGGCACCACATGTGGCACATCGGCCAGCCGCAGGACGTCACGGGCACCGGCAGCTCGATCGGCGACTGGGCCGACCGTGTGCTGGAGTCGCGCACGTGATGAAGGCGCCCGTTGTGCTCGCGCTCGCGTTTGTGGCCGGCGTCACCGGAGTGGGAAGTCTCGCGCTGTTCGTCGTGCTCGAAGACTTCGACACGTACACGGCGCGCGGCCTAACGCTACTGCTCACGGCGTTCATCTTGGGTGGTGCGGGGACGGCGCTACTGCTGTCACACCGTGATGCGATTGAGGCGTGGGTTCACGAAGATAATGACGAAGGCGAGGATGCACCGTGAAGATCTACCTGACGAAGACGCGCTGGAACGCGCTCGCGCTGACCGATGATGGCGGCGTGCACCCGCGGCCGCTGTCCGTCGAGCTGCTGACCGGCGAGCTCGGCCTGGCGACGCGCGATGCGATCGTCACCCTCTCGGGACTCATCAAGCACGGCGTCCTGACGCGGGTGGGCGCCGAGTACCGTTGCACGCGGAAGGGCGCCGAGCTCGTCCAGCGCATGCGCGTCGGCACGATCGACGACGTCACCCTGGAGGTCGACGATGACTGAGAGCGACGCTCGTAGGCTGCGAGTTTCACCGGATGAGGCCGTCGCCATGCTGAAGAACCTGTGGGAGATCTCGGGCACCGGTGAGCTGCGCGTCGCGAAGCACCTACTGCCCGATCGGATCCCGTGGTACAGCGACGTTCAGAAGCTGTCGCCTCTGGCGAGCAGCGATCACGACCAGCACACCTTCGGCGGCGCCACCAATCCGCTGTGGGATATCATCCGCTGGATGCCCGCGGTGGACGGCGACTGCTGGTGCACACGGCACCCGAAGATCGGTCGGTCGTGGATCGAGCTGCGCACGGATGCGTACCAGCGGTACGTTGAGTCGGGCGTCGAGCGGTTCGCTGTCTGCACTGAGTACGCGTTCTCGATCATCTCGCCCGGTGACGTCGCGTGGATCTCACAGCTCGTGCGGGGCCGGCCGGTCGTCGAGCTGGGCGCGGGACGCGGGTACTGGGCGTGGCAGCTTCAGCAGGCGGGTGTGACGGTTCACGCGTACGAGCCGTGCCGACCCGGCGACGACAACACGTACTTCACGTTCGGAGAGCAGTTCACGAATGTCGTGAAACGCGATCACACGGCGGTGGATGATCACCCCGACGCGGCGCTGCTCATGGTGTGGCCGGGCTACGGCGCCCCGTGGGCCGCTGACGCCTTGAAGCGCTACCGCGGCGACATGGTGATCTACGCCGGCGAGGGCGAGGGCGGCTGCACGGCGGACGACGAGTTCTACGAGGTGCTCAAGCGCGACTGGGAGTGGCTCGCCACATCCGACAAGCACGTCACGTGGTGGGGCATCCACGACCACCTGCAGGCGTACGTGCGCAAGCAGAGTCCGCGCGTCTCGCTGGTCAAGGAGCCCGCGACGGTCGCGGGCTGACACGAGAGGAAGACATGTCACACTTCACGCTGATCGTCGAGCTGCCCGAGGGCACGCTGCCCGACGACTACGAGAGTGAGATCGCGCGCCGCCTGGAGCGCTACGACGAGAACCGCAAGGTCGAGCCGTACCGGGACTACTGGGAGAGCGTCGACCCGCGCGACAACTGGGCGTTCGAGTACGTGTACGAGACGCTCCAGAAGAGCGACGAGAACGCGCCGGCGCCGGAGGACGTCACGCTCGAGCGCTTCGTCGCCGCGTACAACGAGCGCTACCACAACGACGAGGAGGACAGTGAGAAGCCGGTCGAGTACGACGCCGAGACCGGCCGGGCGTTCACGTGGTCGACGTACAACCCCGAGTCCAAGTGGGACTGGTGGACCATCGGCGGCCGCTGGCGCGGGTACTTCACCACCGTCGAGAAGATGTCGTCGGATGACGTTCAGCGCGTGCTGCTGACCGCGCCCCGCTGGATGAACGAAGACTACGAGGTGCACGATCGCGCGTGCGACGGCGGACCGATCCGGCTGCTCGACCTGGAGGGCCAGCGCGCCACGGCGGTCGCGAAGGCGGAGGAGCGCTTCGCGACGTACGAGCGCGCGATCGCCGGAACACCCGAGGCGCTGTCGTGGACGGAGTCGCGCGAGTCGCACGACGACATCGAAGATGCGCGCGCGTTCTACCGCGAGCAGCCGCGCGTGCAGGCGCTGAATGAGGCGTTCAGCGACTTCGGCTTCGGCTGTCGGATCGAAGAGTTCCGGTGGGGTCGCGAGCTCTACGTGCACCGTGCGCGGCTGAGTGCCGTGCCGGGCTACGCGTACCTGACGCGCGACGACCGGTGGCTGTCGCCCGGCGACATGGGCTGGTTCGGGCTGAGCTCGGACACCGTGGAGAGCCGTGAGGCATACGACACCGCGGTGAACGGGCGGATCACGAGCCTCGGTCCCGATGTCGTGCTCGTGCTGGTCGACTGTCACATCTGACGTCCTGGGTGCGGGTTCCGTGAATCGCACGGGACCCGCACTTGTGGTATATTCGTATCAGGCGTAGACGCGCCTCGACACGACAGGAGAAGTCAGTGCACTACACTCACTACGTGGAGAAGACGTCCGGCGGGTCGTCCGGTGGGTCGACCGGTGGTAAGTCGGGCGGGACCACGTCGGGCGGCAAGTCCGGCGGCTCCACGGGCAAGTCTTCGACCAGCGGCTCCAGTACGTCCAGTGGCTCCAGTATGTCCAGTGGCAAGGTCACGATCAAGAAGCCCGCGGACCTCGCGAAGCTGCCGCCGGTAAGCGTGCCGCAGCCCAACGGTCCGGCGATCGTGATGAACATGCAGGACTTCTGCGTCCTGCCCAACGCCAACGCGATCAACGCCGCCGTGTACGGCCAGTGCGTCGCGCGCAAGCGCAAGAAGGACGATGACGACGTTCCCATGTGGGGCGTCATCCTCATCGTCGCACTGGTCGTCGTCCTGGTGATCGCGGCGCTCGCGTACTTCCTCAGCAACGACTAGTCGGGAGACATCGTGGGAATCTTCAACCGAGGCCTGTTCGCGGGTGACATGTACAAGACCATGGACCCGGTGCGCGCCAGTGACGGCAGCAAGTCCGCCGCCATGATGACGAGCACGTTCATGAGCAAGGCGCCGACGCTCGTCGAGTCGTTCCGCACCGCGGGCGTCTTGCTCGAGAAGAAGGGCGGCCTGGGACTGCGAGCCGCCGTGTACCTCGTCGTCGATCGCTCCGGCTCGATGAGCGGCTACTTCCGTGACGGCTCGGTCCAGGCGTTCGCGGACCGCATCCTCGCGGCCGCCGCGCAGTTCGATGACGACGGCGTCGTGCCGACCGTGTTCTTCGGCTCACGCGCTCACCCCACCAAGGACATCGTCCTGGGCCAGCACGCCGGCCGCGTCGCGCAGCTTCACCAGGAGTTCGGCAGCATGGGCTCGACGAACTACGCCGACGCCATGGAGACGGTGATCCGGCACTACCGCGGGACGAACCCGCGGGTGCCCGCCCTGGTGTTCTTCCAGACCGACGGCGCGCCGGACAACCAGTCCGCCGCGGAGGAAATCATCGTCAGGTCGTCGAAGCTGCCGATCTTCTGGCAGTTCGTCGGCTTCGGCCACGACCGGTTCGCGTTCCTCAACCGGCTGGACACGCTGACGAACCGCACGGTCGACAACGCGGGCTTCTTGGCCGCGGGCTTCGACCCGGCCGCGCTGTCCGACTCGGAGCTGTACGACAAGCTGCTCAACGAGTACCCCTCGTGGGTCCGGTCCGCGCAGAACGTCGGCATCGTCGCGCGCTAGTCCGCCGCAGCTCGAAGGCTCGCATCCGTTGGATGCGGGCCTTCAGCGTGCTGTACGGCCGCTGAGACGGCCAACGAACAGGCCCCGCCCGGTAGGGCGGGGCCTGTGTGCTGCGCCCGCCAACGGGCGCGTAGACGCCTACGGGTCGCGCGCACATCGGACCAGGTCGCGCCGAACGCTCATCCACTCGTCGGCGACTCTCACATAGGTGTAGTACCGTAGCCGTGGGAGGACAACGTGGAGAGCACCGTGGACGACACACTGACGATCGTGGCATTCGACCCACTACGACCGATCTTCCTACTCATCATGATCAGCCTGGTGACGTACCGTGTCACGCGACTGATCGCGGCTGACGCGTTCCCACTGATCGCGACGCCGCGCGAGTGGATCATCGGCAAGCTGGGAGAGGACCACTGGTTCTCGTACTTGATCACATGCATGTGGTGCGCGTCGATGTACGTCGCGGCGGGCGTGGTCGCCGTGTTCGACCGCTACACAGCGGTGCCGTGGCCCTACGCGATGGTCTTCGTTGCGTCGGCGATCACCGGCACCATCGCGATGCACGAGCCGGAGGTTGACTGATGGAGTGGCGACTGTTCGAAGAGGGCACGACGCCGTACGTCAGCACCGCCGAGTTTCACCGGGACCGCGAGCGCGCGCCGCACCTGGAGCAGGCGCACCACCGGGCGCGCATGGAGCTCGCGCTGGAGTGCGTGCGCGCCGCCGAGAACTGGTACGCCAAGCCGACGCTGTGCGACCTCGGCGCGGGCGACGGTGGGTTCCTGACGCTGGTCGCGCCGTACGTAAGTCGCGCGTGGGGCTACGACCTCTGTCCCGCGAACGTCGCGGGTGCGGCGGAGCGCGGAGTGAACGTCGAGCTGCGCGACTTCACCGCGGAGAAGCCCGAGCTGGGCACGGTGGTGACGACGCTGGAGGTCTTGGAGCACGTCGCCCGCCCGCACGCGCTGGTGAAGGCGCTGTGGCAGGCGGGCGTCCGGGTGCTGATCGCATCATCACCGGTGGATGAGACGGAGGCATCTCACGACGCGGTTCACGCGTGGGCGTGGGACATGGACGGCTACCGCGCGCTCGTTGAGAGTGGCGGTTGGACCGTCGTACGGCACGAGACGGCCGGTCGGTACCAGGTGGTACTCGCTCGCAGGTAGGAGTAGCGGTGGGTTGGCGGAGAACCTCATCGGCGCGACCGCGCGCACGCGTGATGCGCGGTGACCGCGAGAGTACGGCGCTCGCGGTCGTCGAGAGCCCCGCGCTGTCGCGCCGCGAGCACCGCGCGTTGCAGCGCGCCGCTAAGAAGAACGCGAAGAAGGAGTCGCTGACCGCGGCTGCCGCGATCATGCGGTCGGACACGCGCGGCACCGTCATCCAGAAGAAACGCTGGCAGGATGAGGCGTGGGACAACTGGCGTGGTAACGGTGAGCTCTGGTACGCGACCGAGTGGAAGGGCAACGCGGTCTCACGCGTGCGGTTGAAGGCCGCGAAGATCGTGCCCGGCTCGGATGAGCCGGAGATCGTGGACGACGGTCCGGCGGCGGAGCTTATGGAGCAGCTCGCTGGTGGCATCGGCGGCCAGTCCGTGCTCATGAAGAGCTTCTCGATCAAGCTCGACATCGCGGGCGACTCGTATTTCATCATGTACGTGGATGAAGAGGGAGTTACGCACAGCGGGGTGTACTCCGCGGACGTCGTGCGCAAGGACACCAGCGGTGGTTTCTCACTTCAGCTGGATGAGTCCGGGCCAGTGCCGCTGCCGCGCGAGTCGCTGGTCGTCCGCATCTGGAACCCCGACGAGCAGTACCCGTGGCTGGCCATCTCGCCGACCGAGCCCGCGCTCAGCGTGCTGCGCGAGGTCGACCTCTACAACCGAAAGATCATCACCGAGCTGACGGCGCGCATCGCCAGCAACGGCGTGTGGCTGATTCCCGATGAGGTGACGTTCCCCGTCCGCGACGAGTTCTCGGACGCGCCGGACCCGTTCATCTCCGAGTGGATCGACGTCGCATCGAAGGCGATCCAGAACCCGGGAAGTGCCGCGGCCGCACTGCCGATTCCGATGCGCGTGCCCGCGGACTTCATCGACAAGTTCGAGCACGTCCGCTTCTCGGACAACGTCGTCAAGGAGACGTTGGACGGTCGCGACCGCGCGCTGAGCCGACTCGCGAAGATGCTCAACGTTCCGGCTGAAGTTTTGACTGGCATGGGAGACGTGAACCATTGGGGGTCTTGGAAGATCGAAGACTCCGCGATCAAGATTCACGTGCTTCCCACGGTAGAAACGATTTGTCGTGGTCTCACGGTGGGGTACCTGCAGCCCGCCCTCTCCAATCAGAGCCTCGAAGAGTTCGACGATAATGACGTCGCGGATGACGCGAATGGCGAGCAGGCGCAATACGTCGTCTGGTATGATGCGTCCGAGCTGGAGAAGCAGCCCGACCTCGGCGAGCGCGCCGTCCAGCTCCACGACCGCGTCGCGATCTCTGACGAGGCACTGCGCCGCGCGACCGGCTTCGATGACTCCGACGCGCCGACCGACGAAGAGCGCAACGCGCAGATCCTGAAGAAGCTCGCGTACAGTGGCCAGCAGGTCACCAACGCGTACGAGGAGCTCACCGGAACTCCGGTGGCCGGCGTCGGGGACGAGGAATCCACGACCTCGCCCGAAGCGAACCTCCCCGCACCGGCGCCGGCCGCCGGGCCTGCGCCCACGGTGGTAAGACCACCGAGCACGCGCACCGAAGTACCGTCCGGTGAAAGTGGCGGACCTCCGGGCGCGAGCGTCGACACCACCTTCCTCGAGATCGTTGAGAGGACGCGCACGTGACGCGCATCACGATGGTCTCCGAGGCTGAGCTGCAAGCTGCCGCCGACGCGCTCGCCACGGACATGGTCGAGACGCTGCGTGCGGTTCTACGGCGCGCGGGCCAGGCGCTGGGCCAGACTATCACGGCGGCCGCCGAGCGGCCCGAGCGGGTCGTTCTAGACCAAGCTGAGACGGCCTGGCTGGACGCCGTCAACGGCGACTTCTTTCCGCGCGTTGTGAACGCCTACGTCTCCGCCGCAGAGCGCGCTCACCTGCAGCTCGTCGACGTCTATGGCGGCGCGCCGGCCGCCGTGCCATTCGTGAGCCAGTCGGCGGCGGTCGCGTACCTCACGGACTCCGGCAACCGCATGATGAACGTCACGGAGGGCACGTGGGCGCGCGCTCGAGCGCAGCTCATTGAGGGTTTTCAGGCGGGCGAGTCGATCCAGCAGCTGACCGCTCGCCTGCAGTCGGTGAGCGACTGGAGCGAGTCGCGCGCCGCGACCGTGGCCCGCACTGAGATCATCTCCGCGTCCAACGCGGGCGCGCTGGCCGAGGTGCAGGCGACCGGTGCGATCGCGAAGAAGACGTGGCTCGCCACCAAGGATTCGCGCACGCGTGAGGCGCACCGTAAGGCTGACGGCCAGACGGTTAGCGTCAACAACGTGTTCATCGTGGACGGTGAGGCGCTGGACTTCCCGGGCGACCCGCAGGGTGAGCCGGAAAATGTGATCAACTGCAGATGTACTTTGTCACTTGACGTCAAAAAGTCGGAGCTGTCCGTCGCGCTGGAAGACCTGCCCGACGTCACCGACGAGTTCGACCCAGCGGACTTCGTCGACCTGGACTCGCTGGTCGCGGCGGCGTCGCGCATTGAGCTCGCGCCGCGTAAGAAGTACGACGAGTCGAAGCACAAGCGCGGTAAGGGTGGACGCTTCGCACCTAAGTCTGGCGGTGGCGGCGGTAAGATCGACTATAAGAAGAAGACCGCCAAGAAGGCGCCCGAGCCGGAGCCCGCCGAACCGGCGAAGAAGATCAGCTACAAGAAGACCACCGCTAAGAAGACGGCCGCGCCTCCGACGCCGCCGCCCGCGCCGACTCCGCCGCCCGCTAAGAAGGCCGCACCGGCGAAGACGACCGGCAAGAAGATCGCGCCCACCCCGCCTCCGCCGCCGGTCAAAGAACCGCCCGCGCCGGAGATCGAAGAGCTGCCCACACCGGAGCCGGCTGCACCCGGCGGCATCGAGCCGAGCGCGCCGATCGTGCAGGTGACGCCCGAGGTGCGGGACGCGCTGGACCTGTCGGAGGGCGACTTCGCGGAGACGGGTAGCCGTGTGCTGGTCGGCGACCGTGCCGGAACGGTGCGCCACTCGACGACCAACGACGCGGATCTCAGTGATGAGCTCTGGGTGCAGTTCGACGATGACCCGACGCGCGTCCAGCGCATGGCCGCGACGGACGCTGAGGTGATCGACGCGGCGGATGACGACTACGCGGACATCACGCGGTCGCCCTTCCCAGCGGACGTCGTCGAGAACCTGCCCGCGGGCGCGCCGTTGGGCGATGAGGACGAGAATGAAGCTGACGAGGACGCGGGCGACGACGGTGCGGAGCTGCCGTTCGCGGTCACGCCCGGCTTCGAGCCTCTCACCGAGTCGGATGCCAACGACATGCAGGACGAGATGCTGGCGCGCGAGCCCTGGTCCGTGGCGCAGGAGGAAGCACTCACCGTGTACAGCGGCGACGCGTACACAGAGATGAACGGCTGCCTGCGGTTCGATGAGGGCTGCACGGATGACATCGAGTTCGACAACCGGCAGGCGTCCGCGGCGATGCGTCCCACGACGCGCGCGACGACGGTCACGCGCGGCGCGAACTTCCAGTCGCTGGGCATCAACAACGCGGCACAGCTGGAGTCGCTGGTCGGCGCCACGGTGAGTGACCACGGCTTCACCAGCACATCGATCGATCCGAACTCCGCGTTCGCCGGCGACGTCCGGCTGCAGATCGAGGTGCCCGAGGGTGCGCGCGCCGCGTACATCGACCAGATCAGCCAGAACGCGGGCGAGCGTGAGCTGCTGCTCGACAGAGGCACGCGCTTCGAGGTGCTGGAAGTCCAGATGCCTGCGGAAGAAGGCATGCCCGCCGCGGTGCGAGTGAGGGTGGTTGTGTAATGGCCAACGGCGAAAAGCTCACGCCGCTGACGGACCCGAGCAACGTCCAGTGGGTCATCGAGCGCCCGGGTGATGCTGCCGCGACGACGGCTGCGGTCACGCCGCGCCCGAAGATGGCCGCATACTCCGCGCTGGTTGCGGCGACCGCGGTCAGCCTCAAGAAGAAGTTCGACGAGTCCAAGGTCAAGCGTGGGCCCGGTGGCAAGTTCGCGAAGAAGGCTGGCGGGGGATCGTCGGCGCCCGCGCCCGCAAAGAAGACCTCCGCGGCGCCGATCGCGTCCGGTAAGAAGATCACCAACAAGGTCATCTACGGGAAGCACGCCAACGGCTCGATCATCCAGTCCACCGACGGCCAGCACCGCATGGTCTACAATGCGGCGGGCAACAACTGGACGGTCCAGCGGCGCACGTCCGACGGCGGCTGGGAGGTCGTCGAGGTCCTCGGCAAGGGCGCCGCGTATAAGAAGGCGAACGCGCTCAGCTCTTCGTGGGGTGAGCTGCGCGCGGACGATGATGAGGAGCCTGACGTCGCGACCGCGGCGACTGTGGATGCGGATGCCGGTGACGCCCCTGACGCAGGCACGACAACGAGTAATGCCTCCGCGGGACACGGCGCATTCGCGGACGGCTGGAACGACCTGTCGGCGTCACCACTGTCGGCGTATCAGATGGCGAGTCTGCACATCGAGTCGGCATTCTCCAATGAAGATGCTCTGAATGCGGGTCTCGCCGCGCAGCACGTCGCCAATTTGGCGAACAAGTACGGCGTCACGCCTGAGCAGGCGCTGGCCATCATCGACCATGAACGCGGCGACAGCGTGTACTCGGATCGCGTTCGCGCTCACCTCGCGGGCCAGCCATTTCCGCCGTCCACCCTGACCGTACCTCCGGGAACGCCGTTGGGCTCGGCGAAGAAAATCGCCGCGAAGAAGACTGCGGCGAAGAAGGTGGCGCCGCCCGCGGTCGCGCCGTCGCCGGCACCGGCGAAAAAGGCCGCTAAGAAGATTGCGTACACAAATCCCATGGCGTCCGCACTCGCGGGCGAGGATGTGCCTCTCGCGCAGCTGGAGGCGCAGCAGGCCGCATCACAACAGATTCGAGATGCTCTTCACAACTACAACAATGCATTGGCGGATCCCTCACTGACCGTCACGGACACGAGTAGCTACGCGTCCATCTTGTCGATTCTTAAGAAGCAGTATAAGAATAAGTACGGTGTGGCGTGGTCGCCGTCACATCACGCTGCGGTCGTCGGGACGTACCAGAAGCAGCTCGCTAAGAGTGGACCCGCCGTAGCTCCAACGTCGGAACCGGCGACGCCCGCTCCGACGAAGAAGCCCGCGAAGTCGAAGACGTTCGCGAAGGGTGACTCGGTGATCGGACCGACCGGCGCGACGGGCGAGGTCGTCGCCGTTGCGGAGACCACCGGCACGAAGATCAAAATGTCGAAGGTGCAGTTTCCCGACGGTCAGGTGGGCTGGTTCAAGAACGACGAGCTCTCTGACGCCACGACGGCGTCCAGTCCCGCCGCGGCGGATCGCCTGGACGGCGCGCAGAAGGGCGTCATTCCGGGAGCTTACGTCTACACGCCAGGAGGTGACATCGCGACCGTCGTAGGCCAGGGGCCGCCTAACGCGTATGGTGATCCGCAGGTCACGTTCCAGACGGTGAGTGGATCAACGGGCACACTCGCCGCCGGGGACTTGCGACCACTTACGCAGTTTCAGATCGACTCGCTGACCAACGCGCCCGTCGACGGCGCGTACGTCAGCACTCCCATGGGTGACGGTTACGTCGTAGGTGCACCGTTCGCCAACGCGATCGGTAATCCATCGATCACCGTTGACGTCAACGGAACGCCCACGAAGTTCAACGTCAACGACGTGACGCCCGCGACGGCACCAACGCCTGCGCCCGCGGCTCCGGTGATCACGCCCGCGACGCCCGCCGCAGCTCCGGCACTGTCGTACGACGCCGACGGCGTTCCGATTCTTGACGACGCGCAGCAGGCAATGCTCCAGAGTCACTTCAAGGATGCGGGCGTCAACTGGTACAGCGACACAACGTCGATCTTTGACGCCGCGTACGCCGCGTCCCAGGCGACGGGCATGTCCATGGAGGATGTGCTCAAGTACGCCGATGCGAACTACCACAGCTCGGCGAAGTTTGGCGGCAAGCCGTTTCAGGCCAAGGTTGAGAAGTGGGCGAAGTCTTCTAAGGGCAAGGCTCACGTTCAGGCGACGCTGGGCACCGCGCCGACCGGGGCGACGCCGACGTCGCTGGTGCCGGTTCGCACACCACCCGTTCCGACGCCGCAGCCGCCGCCCGCGCCCGCGAACATCACCGCGACCAACTACGGTTCGACGAGTCAGCCTCACGGTGACTTCTTTCCACTTTCCAGCGGTTACACCACGTTGGATCCCGATGAAGCGCTCGAGCTGCAGCGTGAGATGGAAGCACAATCGGGTGCACTTGATCCGCGGGAAAGTAGCGCACTCACATACTATACCAGCGAGTCTTACCGTGAAATGAACAACTGCTTGCGGCGTGGTGAAGACTGTAACGCGGGTGTGATGTATCATAACGGCACGCGCTACACGTCGTACCAGACCAGCGAGTACGCGACGCAGGGAATGCGACCACTTACGCAGAACGTCACCCTGTACCGCGGCACGAACATCGAGTTCGCGCCGGACCTCAACCTGACGAGCGCGCACGACCTCGAGAATCACGTCGGATACATGGCACAGGACTTCGCTTTTTCCAGCGCATCGGTGAACCCTACCACCGCGCACAGCTGGGGTGCGGGCCAGTACAACGCGGTGATCATGCAGATCGAGGTACCCGCCGGCTACCCCGCCACGTACGTCGACCACATTTCCGATAACCCGGGCGAGTATGAAATGGTGCTGCCGCCGGGAACGCGCTACCGCATTGTGGAAGTTAAGCCGTCGCGCAGCATTTCGGACGGCGTCATTGTTCGAGTGGAGGTCATTCCGTGACGACACCTGCAAGCGGTGAGGTAGAAGAGCGTGGCCCGACGGTAAGCTCACTGGTGGACCCCACGTCCGTGGAGTGGGTGTCACTGGTGCCCGTCTCCGAAGAGAATCCGTTCGATGAGGGTGAGCTGGATGAGGACGGCCTGACCGAGTCCGAGTTCGACATGATCTTTCGGCGACCCGCGGCGAGCGTTCCGATCAACCTCATCGCCGCAGTGGACGTCACAGAGAGTCCGCGCGAAGAGCTGCAGTCAGGCATGCCACGGCAGCTGAAGGACTACTGGCTGCGCGGCGAGGGCGCGGCGCAGATTCGGTGGGGCACCAAGGGTTCGTTCACCCGCTGCGTCCGCGAGCTGCGCGAGCACTTCCCCACGGGGACCGAGGGCCTGTGCGCGAACCTCTACCACGAGGCAACGGGGCACTGGCCCGGTGAGGATCGTGACAAGTAGTGGAGACGCTCGCACCGCGTAGACGCTTCGATGAGTCGAAGGTCAAGCGCAACAAGGGACGCTTCGCGAGGAAGGCGGTGGGCGCGCTCTTTCGCCCGCCGCCCGCGCTGGTGCGCGGCACTCCGGAGGCCAACGTCTTTCGACGTCACAACGACGGCGACGTCACGCACGTGTCGGACGACGGCAGCCAGCGGATGGTCTACGATGAGGTCACCGACCAGTTCGATCAGCAAGTGCGTCAGCCCGACGGCTCGTGGCAGTCGATCGGTAAGCGTGGTAAGCTTCAGGCGTACCTACTAACAAAGCTCGGCTGGCGCGCAGGTGAACAGGAAGATCAGGACGCACCCGCGCTGGCCGTTGACGCGGTGGACGTCGATTCGCCGGACGTTAGTGCACCGGATGCGAGTGCATCAGCGACACACTCTTCCATTGCGACGCCCGCGGACGACATCAGTGCACTGACGCCCGAGCAGATCCGTAACGCGTACAACGCGGTCAACGCCGCGGGCAGCGTGCTCAGCGACCCGTACACACCGCCGGAAGATCTCGCGCAAGTGGCGTCGAACGTCGCTGACGAGCAGTCGCTGACGCCGCTGCAGGTGCTGCGCGCCGTCGACGCGCACGAGGCATCTCTCTACGGTGATCCCAACACGAATCGCATTGAGAATCGCGTCGTTCAGCACCTAGCGGGTGCGGACTTTCCCGCACCGGGTGGTCCACTTACGACGGACGGGCCCGCACCGGCACCACTTCCCGCGACCGTGGTCGCGCTACCGCACCAAGATACCGCGCCATTTCCGATAAGTGACGACTTCCCCACGCGAACCGACACTGATATGGCGCGCATTCAACGTGAGATGGAAGCGCAGAGCGGCGCGCGAACTCCCGCGGAGATCGCGGCGATTCGCGACTACTCCGTCACGGCGTACCAGGGCATGAATGAGTGCCTACGAACGGGAAGTGGCTGCGATCCCAATGTGATTGATCGCAATAATGAGCTTGAAAGTGCGATGCGTCCCATCACCGAACCGGTGACCGTCTTCCGACGCATGATGCTGGATAACCTACCAGGTGTGACGTCGGCCGCTGACCTGCAGTCGCTGGTCGGCTCAGACATCACAGACGCCGGGTTTACCAGTACGTCGCTGGACCCCGCGCAGACTCAATTGTTCGGCAACGTGCGACTTCAGATCGCGGTGCCTACCGGAACGAGGGCCACCGTTCCGGGCGCACACAGCGTACACTCTGGCGAGCAGGAGGTCATCTTGGCGCCCGGAACGCGTTATCGCGTCATCGACGTTGACACCTCGGGCACAACGCCCGCTGTGCAACTGGAGGTAGTGCTGTGACCACGCCCATCGATGTGAACACTAGTGAGTTCACGCCACTCACTGACCCGAACAATGCAGTGATGACGATTATCCCCACCGAAGATGAGGTCATTGAGGAGATCACCGAAGATGAGCTCGCCGCAGTTGGTGACACCTTCACCAGTGGCATGATCGCTCTCATTCCTACTGCTGCCAATGCTGAACGTCTCTACGCGGGCGAAGATGATTTTGGCGAGTTGCCTGAGGACTTGCACACCACGGTGATCTACTTGGGCGACATCACAAGTATGGACGAGCGAACGTTTAGCACGATCGTGGACGAGCTCGTGAACATCGCCGATGAGGAGCTTGGGCCGGTCGTCGCGGAGGGGTTCAATGTCGCGCTCTTCAACCCACACACTGACGAGCGTGACACATGTGTGACGCTGGGTCTGAGCGGATCAACGCTTCACCTGCTCTGTAAGAAGATCCGCGACCGGATCATTAAGAAGATCGCCGGTGAGAGTTATCAGATTCCCGAGCAGCACGAGCCGTGGATTCCGCACGTGACGCTCGCGTACACCGAGGACTACTCCACGGTGGAGCGCCTGGCAGACCGCACCGGCGACATCACATTTGATCGTGTGCGCTTGGCCCTGGGTGATGATGTCTACGACTTCGATCTCAGAGACACGTTCAAGCCAGTGGATCTAGCTGACGTTGAGGACGACGCGGACTACGAAGAACTTAGCGACGGCGAACTCTTTGGTGAGCTCTTCGCGGGCGCGGCAGTGTCGGAGATCGACCGAGACTCCACGATGGAATATAATGATCGCGAAGGTGAGGTGATGAACGTGACCGACACGGTCGAAGAGGCCGCCGAGGTGGAGGTCTCCGAGTCCGAGCCCGGCGCGTGGTCCGGCGTCCTGATCGTCGAGGGCGTTGAGTCGGGCGACGGTCGCATGTTCGCGGAGGGCTCGCTCAAGTCCGCGCCACTGCCGCTGCCGCTGATGTGGCAGAAGCAGACCGCCACGGGGCACGAGACCGCCGTGCAGGCGGGTCGCATCGATGAGGTGTGGCGCGAGGGCAACCAGATCTGGGGACGCGGAGTCTTCGACCTGGAGGGCGACGACGGCTACGAGGCGTACCGGCAGGTGGCGCAGGGCTTCCTGCGCGGCGTGTCCGGCGACGTCGACTCGGTGAAGGACTCTGACGTCGAGCTCGTCTTCCCGAAGTCCGGCGGTGCGGAGAGTGCGGAGGGAGCCGACGGCTTCGGCGACCTCTTCGCGGCGCCCGAGCTGACGATCTTTCACCGTGGCCGGCTGCGCGGCGCGACGCTCGTGCAGTTTCCCGCCTTCGTGGAGGCGTCCATCGCATTGGACGGTCAGACGCTCGACACGGACGAGACCGCGATCGAGGAGGGCCCGCACTCAGAGTTCGCCGATGACGACGCGACCGAGCTTGCGATCGAGAGCGCCGGTGAGTCGGTGGACGCTGAGGACGAGGAGGAGATCGGTCACCTCGCTCGGCGCGCCGAGCTGACCGCCTGCGGCTGCACCGATGAGGCGCCGCCGACCGACTGGTTCGAGGACCCGAAGCTGTCCGGACCGACGCCGCTCACCGTCACGGAGGACGGTCGGATCTTCGGCCACGCCGCCGTCTGGGGAACCTGCCACACCGGCTTCTCCGGCACGTGCGTGACGCCGCCGCGCGAGCGACTCCACGAGTACTTCCTACTGGGCGAGACGCTCACCGCGGACGGATCCACCGTTGCCACGGGCTCCATCACACTGGGAACGGGTCACGCGGCGACCGGCGGCAAGCTCACCGCACTGCAGGCGATCGATCACTACGACCACACCGGCACCGTCGTGGCGGACGTCGCGACGGGTGAGGATAAGCACGGCCTCTGGTTCTCCGGCGCGCTGCGGCCGAAGCTGTCGCCGTATAAGCTGCGCGCACTCCGCGCCGCGAAGCTGTCCGGCGACTGGCGCCGCTTCGGCAATGGGCTGCGCCTCATCGCGCTGCTGGCGGTCAACGTGCCGGGCTTCCCGGTGCCGCGCGTCAAGGCCGGCGCGCGCCGTGGGGTTCAGACGTCGCTGGTGGCCGCGGGCGTCAACCCGTACGGCCCGGGCGACCAGCAGAGCGCGGTCGAGCAGGAGGCGCTGCAGGCCATCGTGGCGAGCCTGAAGCAGCGCATCGGACGCGACGACAAGTCGCGGCTGGATGAGATCCGCAAGCGGATTGGGAGGTAGTCGTGGGATGTGGATGTGGACGACGGCGCACGACCGCCGTGACGTCTGTGAATGAGGCCGAGCTGGCGCTTCAGAAGGAGCAGGAGAAGGAGTCGCTCGCTCGCGACCTGGCATCGCTGCGCGCGGCGGTCTACAACTCGCAGTCCGATGTGGTGGAGTCCGCCGGCCAGCAGTGACTACTTCACGGTGATTTGCCGAGATCAACACCGTGGTGTACAATGCGCGTAAGGTTCATCAACGTGAAGCAAGAGGAAGCCGCATGAATGGGTATCAGGGTCTGCCGGAGGACCTCTCCGCGCTGAGCGATGATGAGCTTCGCGCGCTGGAGGAGGCTGCGGTCGCGGCCTTCGACGAGGCCGCCGACCCGGAGAACGACGTCTCGGCCGAGGTAGTCGCGCAGGCCGCGCAGCTCGCCGACGACATCGACGCCATCCGCGCCGAGATCGCCTCGCGCGAAGAGATGGCACTGCAGCACGCCGCCGACCGTGAGGCGCTGCAGTCGCGCGTGCACGGCCGGGGCGAGGCACCGACCGAGGCCGCCGAGGAGACCACGCAGGAACTGGCCACGGAGCTCGCCGTGGAGGAAGGCGAGGAAGTGGACGAAGACGAAGTCGTCGCGGGTGGGCAGCACTACAGCCCGGCGCGGACGACGCCCCGCAACGCGACCGGGAAGCGCAAGCTCAACGTCTCGCTGTCGGCGATCCAGGCGCGCGCGCCGAAGGTTGAGGTTCCCAACACCCCGTTGCGTTCGACGCTGGTCGCGTCCGCGGACATCCCGGGTTACGCCCAGGGCTCCCGGCTCGACTCGATGTACGACCTGGTTTCTGCGGCGCACAACCGTGTGCGCACCGTCGGCACCACGACGCGCGGTGATGACGCCCCGCGGTACACCGTCGCGTCGATGAACCGCAGCTTCAAGTACACGCTCGACCGGCAGGCCACACCGCAGCAGATCTCCGAGGTCCTGACCGCCGCGACCAACGTCAGCGAGCTCGTCGCCGCCGGCGGCTGGTGCGCCCCGTCCGAGATCTCGTACGACCTCTTCAACATCGTCTGCGAAGACGGCATGCTGGACCTGCCGACCGTGGGCATCAACCGCGGTGGCATCCGCTTCCCGATCTCCCCGGACTTCTCCAGCCTCTCGGGCAACCCGGCCCTCTGGACCTGGACCGAGACGCAGGACATCGCCGCCGTCACCGGCACTGACCAGTCGGGCGTCAAGACCTGCGGTCGCGTCCCGTGCGCGACGTTCTCTGAGGAGCGCCTCGCGTGCGACGGCGTTTGCCTCACCGTCGGCAACCTCATGGACGACGCGTACCCGGAGCTCATTGCGAACCACATGAAGCTCCTGATGGCCTTCCACGCGCACAAGATGAACTTGTCGCGCATCAATAAGCTGGTGGCCGCGTCCGTCGCGGTGTCCGGCACGGTGGGCATGGGCGCCGTCGGCGAGTCCGTCATCAACAACGTCCTCGGGGCGCTGGAGCTGCAGGCTCGCGACTACCGCGAGAAGTTCGCGATGTGCGAGGATGCCGTCCTCGAGGTCGTGCTGCCGCGCTGGATCCTCGACATGATGCGGTCGGACATCCGTCGCCGCACCGGCGTCGAGCTGCTCTCGGTCGCGGACTCGTACATCGAGGGGCTCTTCGATGCCCTCGACATCCGCATCCAGTTCGTCGGCGACTGGCAGGTGCGCACCACGGGCTTCCCGGGCGGTACCGGAACGCTGCTGGCCTGGCCGACGCAGGTGCAGGCGCTGATGTTCGCGCCGGGCACCTTCGTTCTCGGCGAGGGTCTCACGCTGGACCTCGGCGTCATCCGCGACTCGGTGCTCAACCAGACGAACGACTACACCGCGGCGTGGATGGAAGAGTGCTGGCTGATCGCCAAGCTCGGTCACGAGTCCCGTCTTCTCACGATCAACGTCTGCGCCAACGGCCGGACCGGTGCCGCCGACATCACCGCCTGCGGTCTCTGACCGGAGCGGATCGAAGTCAACGGTGAGCAGCGTGAGGGAGGGTAAGTGGCAAGCACACGGCTGATCGTCTCAGGACCCAACTTCGCGCTGCCGCCGTACAACTTGGCGTCCGTCGTCGACTGGCGAGACGGCGACGGACACTGGCGCGCGGGCGTCGAGTGGGAGACCGTCTGCGGCGATGCGGACAGCACGTACGACGAGTGCGTCATCATCGGCGCAACCAGCGGTGCGGTCACCGGTGTGCCGGTGCCGTTCCCTGAGCCGGGACCCAAGGCCGCCACGGCGACGCGCGAGAACTTCGGCGCCACGCCGTTCACGGTGTACGCCGAGGTGGACTGCTCCGCGGTCGGCTTCTACGACGACTCGACGGCGTGGGCGCGCGACCGACTGGAGCGCACCGAGTTCAAGGAGCTGGAGAAGATCTTCTTCAGCGGCACGGTCGCCGGCGTCGTCGACGCACAGTTTCCCCACCTCGCCGCAAGTGCCGAAGTGACCGACGTTGAGGCGAACGGCAACTCGGTCACACTCCAGCAGGCGGCCACGATCGTCACCGGCTCAGCGGTGTGCGTCGAGGTAGCCCTCGGCCTGCTGGAGTCCGCCTTCGCCGACTGCTACTCGGGCGCGGGAATCGTACACGTGCCCAACGAGCTGATCCCGATCATGGACCAGGCGTACCTCCTGGAGCGCGACGATGACCGGCTGATCACCGGCAACGGCAACGTCGTCGTCGCGGGCACAGGCTACGCCGGGTCCTCGCCGGCCGGTGTGGTCGACCCCGCCGTGCGCTGGATCTACATGACCCCGCAGATCTTCGGCTACCGGTCGGAGATCCGCACCTTCGCGCCCGAAACAACGCTCGACCGCTCGGTGAACACGGTCAAGGCCATCGCCGAGCGCACGTACCTGCTGGGCTACGACTGCTGCCTGGTTGCGGTGCCCGTGTCCTTGACGTGCGGTTAGTGAGGTAAGGAATGGCTGCCACTTGCGTGACGCCGATCAAGGCATCGGTGATCCGCTTCATCAAGCTTGACGCGTGTGGTGTGCCGGTGTCCGGTGCATCGTCCGCGGTCGCGGTGTTCAACGGGTTCATCTCCGTGGGTGTGACGCCGGACTACGAGGAGGGCGAGGAGTTCATTCTCAAGCGCGCGGACGGCTCACTCTGCGTCAACGAGAAGGACCCCAACGAGCTCAAGCGCGCCGGTCTCGAGGTCGAGGTCTGCACACTCGATCCGGACGTCCAGGTCATCGCGTCCGGTGAGCGCCTGCTGACCACCGGCACTCCCGCCACGGGCACCGGCGTCGCGTACGGCGAGGGCCAGCTGCTGGCACGCTACTCCATGGAGCTGTGGCAGCCGATCGCGGGCGCCAACGCGTGCACCCCGGGCGGCCTGCAGCAGTACGTCTACTGGCTGTTCGGCAACGTCGGCAACACGATGATCCAGGACTTCACCTTCGAGAACGGAACGTTCACGTTCACCTTCTCGTCGGAGACGAAGGCCTGGTACACTCTCTGGCCCGACCTCATCGGCGCGCTGACGACGGGTCTCGGCGACAACGTTCTCGAGGCGAGCGAGCACTTCCTCTGGAACATCACAACGACTCCGCCGCCGACCGCCAGCTGCGGCGCCGTCCTACTCGCGTAAGGAGGTCGGATCTTGGCCAGCATCGTCTTCAACATCTCCAAGGGACGCTTCATCCAGTACGCGTCGCTACCCGCGGCGAACGACGCGATCATCATCGTGCCTCTGGAGTCCGCTGGCCTCGAGGCCGACTCGGTGCTCATCGACTACGACACGCTCGCCGCGCTGCTCGCCGCGTCCAACAACGAGCAGACGACCATGGGTCGGAAGACCGCGGCGGGCATCGTCATCACAGTGGACGACACCGCGAACACCGCGAGCTTCGACATGACGGACCCCGTCTGGGCGGCGGCGACCGGCAACCAGACGGGCGCCGTGCTGGTGTGCTACGATCCCGACACCACCGGCGGCACCGACGCCGACATCATTCCGCTCACCAAGCACGACTTCGTAATCACGCCCAACGGCGGCGACATCACGGGTCAGGTCGCGGCGACCGGAGTCGGACGCGCCTCCTAAGCGAGGGGAGGACGCGTGGTTGAGAGCATCTTCACGTCGCAGACGCCTGCGACGCCCGACGCCAACGACGGCGCGTCGACGCTCGGAACGGTGTTCACCGCGGCAGTGAACGGCACGATCGACGGGTGCCGCTGGTTCGCGCCCAGCGTCGTGCCCAGTGGCACCGTGCAGGCGCTGCTCTACCAGTGGACGAATGACGCCACGGGTACGCTGCTCGCGCAAATCAACTTCGGCGCGATCACGCCCGGCACGTGGAACACCGTCAACTACGCGGCGCCGGTTGCGATCACCGCGGGCCAGCGGTACGTCACGTGCATCTTCACGAACGATCACTACTGCTTCACGAACTTCGTCTTCACCAGCTCGCCGATCGTCAACGGTAACCTCACCGCGGTCCAGGACAACCCCGGCGGCAACCCTCACAACGGTAAGTTCATCCAGAACGCCACGCCGGCGTACCCCACGCAGGAGTTCCGCCAGTCGAACTACTTCGTGGACGTTCTCTTCACCGCGGCTGCGGCGCCGTCGGGACAGACCGGCGTCATCGCGACGTCGGAAGAGACGGACGTCGCGTTTCCGTTCAGCATCGCGCTGGGCCTGGGCACCGCCGAAGAGACTGATGAGGCGTTTCCGATCACGGTGCTGATCGGTCCGGTCACGGTCGCGATCACCGGCGCGTCCGAGGTGGACGAGGCGTTTGCGATCACCCCGATCGCCGGTGACGCTACAATACCGCTAGAAACCGCCGAAGAGGTTGACGAGGCGTTTTCGATCACAGCTCTTGGCGATCAAGTCGTCGCGATCAGCACCGCGGAGGAGACGGACGCAGCCTTCACGATCTCACCGAGGAGCGCGGGTGTGGCCACGACGTTCAACTCCACCGGACCGTGCTCGCCACTGGACGACTGGCAGCCGATCTGGTGCGAGGAGCTGAGTCCGGAGGCGCAGGCCGTGACCGGCGACGCGGTCGAGATGGCCGCGGACATCCTGTGGATCGCGACCGGCCAGCGGTTCGGACTCTGCACAACGACCATCCGGCCCTGCCGTGAGGACTGCTCGTCGGACTGGTTCGGCGTTGAGAACCAGTGGTGGCCCGGAGTCGGCGGGATGTACCGCAGCTTCGGCGGAGGCGGACCACGACCGTGGTGGTACAACGGCGTGTGGTACAACGTCTGTGGCGGTTGCGCGGGCTCGTGCTCGTGCACGGTGCTGGACTCGGCGAACCTGCCCGCGCCGACGCGCGAGGTCGTCGAGGTGAAGCTCGACGGCGCCGTGCTGGACCCGTCGAAGTACCGCGTCGACGAGAACCGCAAGCTCGTTCGGACCGACGGACTTCTCTGGCCGATGTGCCAGGACATGGCCGCGGACGACGACCAGCCGGGCACGTGGTCCGTTACGATCACCGTCGGCGAGGACGTCCCGAAGCTCGCGCGGCGCGCGGTGGGCCAGCTGGCCGCGGAGTTTGCGAAGGACTGTGCGGGCGAGGCTTGTCAGCTGCCGTATGAGATCACCTCGCTGTCGCGTCAGGGCATCAACATGTCGTTCGGCTCGCCCGATGAGGTCGATGCGATCACAGGCCAGCTCAACTTGCGCTGGGTAAACCTCTTCATCAACACGTACAACCCGTCCGGACTGCGTCACCGCGCCAAGACGTACGACGTCGATCGCAACCCGCGACCGTGGCGAAGGGTGGACACGAGCTGATGCCGAGTCAGTACACCCCGCTAGGCCACTACGTCAACGTCACCGGCATCGCGGAGTGCATCACCGAGCGGCTGGCCGCGACAACCGGCGGCCTGCCCGACCGCGTCTGCATCTACCCGGGCGACGTCGCGTGGGATGAGTGTGAGTGTGGCCTGCTAGCGCTGACCACGTCGCGGATCTTCGGCTCCGAGACGTTTCCCAACGAGGGGCTGGCGGGCGTCAGCATCTCGCAGTGCGGCCTGCCATACCTCGTCGCGAACGTCGACATCACGATGCTGCGCTGCGTTCCATCCGTCCAGGCGGGCAAGCGCGCGCCGTCGTGCGCGGCGCTGGGCGATGCGACGCAGATCATGTACGAGGATGCATTCGCCGTCTGGCAGGGAACGCTGTGCTGCCTACTGGAGATGCGTAAGCTCGGCATGGTGGCGGAGTACAACCTCGCCGCACAGACGTTCGTCGGGCCGCAGGGCCAGTGCGCGGGCTCGACGATGTCCATCCAGCTGGGCTACATCGGCCCCTGCTGCTAGGAGGTCACGATGGCGCAGGTGAACCTGCAGATCAACCAGAACGCCGTGCGCGCGCTGCTGCTCGACCCCAACAGCGGTGTGGCGCGCGACCTGCTACGTCGCGGCAACAACGTCGCCACGTTGGCGAAGAAGTACGCCCCGGTGAACACCGGTCGCTTGCGAGCGAGCATCGAGGCGAAGCTCGTACGCTACGGCGACAACGTGGCGGTGATCGTCGGCACGAACGTCGAGTACGCGATGTACCAGCACGAGGGCACCGGTATCTACGGGCCGCAGGGTCAGCCCATTCGCCCGCGGAACGCCAAGTTCCTGCGGTTCAAGCCGAAGGGCTCCGGCGCGTATGTGTTCGCGCGCGAGGTGCGCGGCTCGATGCCGACGTTCTTCCTGAAGCGCGCGCTGGTCGCCGCGGCGGAGTAGCCTCTGGACGCGCACGAAGTGGAGACTAGTACGCTAGAACCGGTCACCACACTGGGAGGTTAGATGACCACCGACGTGCGCTTCAAAGACTTCAGCACCCCGAACCAGCCGGTCAGCTTCCAGGTCGACGGCGACCTCTTCGAGGCTCCCGCGGTGCTGCCGGTTCCCGTCATGCAGGAGCTGGTCGTCACCGCCGACAAGCTCAAGAACATCGGCGAGGACGCATCCGTCTTCACCGCGATGATCGAGATCTTCGATGTGATCCTCGTCGACGCGTCCGCGGCGCGCTTTCGCGAGCGCGTGAACAGCAAGACGGAGCCGATCGGCATGCAGCAGATCGTCGACATCATGCTGTGGCTGCTGGAGGCGTATGGGCTCCGCCCTACTCAGCCGTCATCGGACTCTTTGACTGGTGCGCTCGCAGAGATGTCTGGCACGCCTTCAGTGGCTGGTGCGCCGAGCGCCGGGTAGATCCGCTGCAGCTGCGACCGAGCGCCTTTCTCGACCTCGTACAGCACTACCTATACAGCGTGTATGAGATCGAGGAGAAGAAGCGCGTGCAGCTTCAGCGCGAGCTCGTGGGCGTTCCACGGCTGCTGCTACCGGAGGCTGAAGCGGACTCGGTTCCGAAGTGGGCACCGGCGTGGTGGGGCGGCGATGAGGACGCCACCGCGTCGAACTTCGCCGCAATGGCGGCGTTGAAGCGAGGCTAGGAGGACGGCGTGACCTCACCGACCGGACCAATCGTCGCCACCGCGTCGGTCGCGATCACGCCGTCCACGGCCGCGTTCAACGCGCAACTGCGAGCGGGACTTCAGAACGCGCAGCAGGCCGTCAGCGACGCCGCCGACGCGATGGGCGACGCGATCGCGCGGGAGATCACGCGCGGCGTCGCGGAGGCGCGCATCGCGCTGGCCGCGCTGACGGCGGGACTCAACGAGCGACTGAACGTCACGATCACCAACACCGAGCGCGTGGGCGGCGCGCTACTCGACGTCGGTAAGAAGGCGACCACGGCGGGCGTCGCGATCGGCGCCCTGGGAGCGGCGGCGGGAAGCGCGGCGTTCACGCTGGGCGCGCTCTTGGGCACCGCGAGTGAGCTCTCCGGAATCCTCGTGGGCCTGCCCGCGCTCATCGGCTCGGCGGCGCTGGTCATGGGCACGCTGAAGCTCGCGACCCAGGGCGTCGGCGAGGCGATGGGCGCGGCGCTGTCCGGCGACACGGAGGCGTTCGCCGCCGCACTGGAGGAACTCTCACCCGCGGCGCGCGAGCTCGCCTTCGACGTGCAGGCGCTCAGCGGACGCTTCGACACGCTGAAGGAGCGGGTCCAGGAGAACTTCTTCGCTCCCCTGGTCGGACCCTTTGAGGCGTTCTCCAAGCAGGCAGCGGGTGTGGCGGAGAAGGGACTGCCACGGATCTCCACCGAGCTCGGCAAGATCTCGAGTGAGTTCTTGAAGGTCGCGAACAGCGGTGCATTCTTCGGCGGGCTGCAGGCACTCATCGACCAGACGGTCAGCGGCCTGCAGCGGTGGCGGGGCGTCACCGGCCAGGTCGCGGACGCCATCGGCAACCTCTTTCGCGTGGGCTCGCAGTTCGCCGGCGACATGATCGGCGGCATCGGCGGCGTCGTGGAGCAGTTCGCGGCGTGGATCAACACGGCGTCGCAAACGGGCGAGCTGCAGGCGCGACTCCAGAGCGCGCTGGACGCGTTCGCGCAGCTGGGCCGGATCATCGGAAACGTCGGCGACATCTTCGGCGCCTTCTGGTTCGCGGCGCAGGAGGCGGGCGCAAGCTTCCTCGGCGTCCTGGAGAACCTCACCTCGAAGTTCGCCGCGTTCCTCAACTCGGATGCGGGCATTGAGAGTCTCACCGCGCTGATGAACGCGGGCGCCACCGCGGCGTCGATCCTAGGTGATGCGGTCGCCGGGCTGCTGCCGGTCGTGGGTCAGCTCGTGATGACGTTCAGCCAGGCGCTGGTCGGCGCGCTGCAGGCCGTGAAGCCGGGTCTCGACGCTCTGATCGAGGGGATAGCTCTCTTCGCGCAGGAAGCATCGGGTGGAGTCAGCAACGCGATCGGAGTGATCGCGGACGTCCTAGGACGATTGCTTACGGCGGTGGCACCGTTGTTGCCCGCCATCGGCCAGCTGGTGGGTCTGCTGGCGGAGCACTTCGCCGCGGTGCTCGAGGCCGTCGCGCCGCTTCTGGTCGCGTTCCTCGACGCACTTCAGCCAATGATCCCGATCATCAGCGACCTGGTGTCGCAGGTGCTCACGGCGTTCGTCGGCGCGCTCACCGCGATCTTCACCGCGATCGAGCCGCTCATTCCCACGCTGATCCAGCTGGCGACGAAGGTGCTCACGCTGGTCGCAGAGCACTTCATTCACATCTTCGAGGCCGTTGAGCCACTGATCCCGATCATCGTGGACCTCGCGGAGCAGGGCTTCGCGATCTTGGCGGACGTCCTGCCGGTCATCATGGACGTCCTCGAGCCGCTGCTGCCGATCATCGCTGACTTGGCGCGCGAGATCGGCGGCGCACTGGCGCCGGTGCTGCCCGCGATCGCCGAGGCGTTCCGTGAGATCTTCCAGCAGCTGCGCCCGGTGCTGCCGCAGCTGGCCGAGCTGGCCGGCGACATCCTTGTGACGCTGGCGCAGCTGTTCACCGCGCTGGTGCGCGCGGTCGCGCCGCTGCTGCCGCCGCTGATCCAGATCGGCACCGAGATCCTCGCGGTGCTCATGCCCGCGTTCAATGACCTGCTGCAGGCGATCATTCCGATCTTGCCGGTGCTCTCGGACCTCGCGGTGCGCGTGCTGCGCGAGGCGCTGTTGCCGATCATTCAGGCGCTGCTGCCGATCATTCCGATCTTGGTGGACGCGTTCATTCAGCTGCTGCCGTCGGTCGTGGCCCTCGCGCCACCCATCGCCGAGATCGCGATCGCGCTGACTCCGATCATCGTGCTAGCTGCCCAGCTGGCGACCGTGCTCATTCAGGTGGTCGCGCCCGCGATTGTGGTTATCATGACCGTCGTCAATGAGCTGCGCAACACAGCTCTCATACTGCTCGCGGCGGCCATCGAGGCCCTGGTCGTTGTGGTGCAAATCGCGTGGGAGACGATCGTCAGCGTGATCCAGATCGCGTGGCTCGTCATTAAGGGCGTCTTTGACACCATCATCTCCGTGCTGCAGGGCGACTTCGGCGAGGCGTGGCGTCGGCTCCAGCGGCTGGTGGACGAGGTCTGGACCAAGATCAAAGAGCTCGTCACCAACGCGGTCAGCAGTGTGGTGACGTACGTCACCGAGTGGGGCCCGAAGCTCTACACGGCGGGCAAGGACTCCGCGCAGCGCGTGTGGGATGCGTTCAGTGAGATGTTCGGCGGGTTGTTTAAGAGCTTCGGCGGTTGGATCGTCGACATCGTCAAGTGGATGGGCGCCATCAAGGGCGCCATCGGACTGTTCTTCATGGACGCCGCTAAGTGGCTCTACAACTTCGGCAAGGACGTCATTCAGGGCTTCATCAACGGCCTGATCGACAAGGCCCAAGAGCTGTACGATAAGATGCAGGGCATCATCGACAAGGCTAAGGGCCTCTGGGAAGCGGGCACCGGCTGGCTCTTCGGCTCGCCGTCCAAGTGGATGCTGCAGCGCGGTAAGTGGGTTGTGGAGGGATTCGTTGAGGGGCTGGAGGACAGGGAGTCCCTCGCTGTGAGCGCGTCGCAGAGTCTCATCGATGCGACGAAACGCCCGTTTGAGACGTCGCTGACGGCCGGCGTGCCCAACCTATCGAGCATCCTGGGAACGGCCGCCGTCGCCGCACCGGGAGCCACCGCGGGCGGTGCGGGAACCACCACGACCGTTACCTTCGCGCAGGGCGCCGTGGTGGTCAGCTTCGAGGGCGTCGTTCCCTCCGAGACGGAGGCGCTGGCCACCGGCCGCGCGGTCGGACGCGGAATCGCGGAGTCGCTCGCGCGCCGCGACACACAGCTTGCGGTAAGGGTGATGTGATGGCGGACTACAACTACCACCGGCCGGACATCGTCGGGCAAGAGTGGGTTCCGATCCTCGATGCGGCGTACCAGCCGGACATCACGCAGGAGCGCGGTTACGCCTTCACGGCCACGCAGACCGGCGCCCCGCTGGTGCTCAACCGCGGCATCTTCTACGTCGACACGGTGCCTCCCGGCGTCACGACGTCGCAGGTTCCCTTCGTGACGGTGTACGCTAAGGGCAACGACGTCCCCATCGGCACGACCATGCGCACGGTGATTCCGTGTAGTGCCGCGACGAACGCCGGTGCGAACGGCGCGTTCTTCGGCGACCTCACCGGCGCACCGGCGCTGCAGAACCCGTCGGACGGTAGCGGCTTCAGCTTCGCCAGTGGGCCGGTCAGCACGACCGCCAACGGCACACTGGACCTGGGCTTCGACGTTTCGGGGTCCGCGATCAACGGCCTGAGCACGGCGCGCATCTTCAACGTGTCGTTCATCTACGCGGCCAACGGCGACACGGTACGCGTGGCGACGATTCCGAACTTCATGCTGACGTCCATACGCTACCGCAGCGTGGACGTGTACTATGGCAACGGCGTCCTGGAGGGCGGCGTCTCCACGCGCGGCGACCTGACCACGTCGCTGGGCCGGCTGTCGCTGGGAGAGATCAACCCCAACTGGAGCAACGCGACGTACCAGGGCACGGCGGACCGCTACCCCTGGACCGAGCCGCGGCTGCAGCTGTTCGATGAGTCGTCGGGTGACCCGATGCGCATCCGCTTCGCGTGGTCGTTCGACACCACGGGACCGGCGAGCGACGAGCCCAACCTGATGTACGCGGCGCTGGAGGTCATCTGGGCGCCGTTCGAGAACCGCCTGGCGTACGGCGGGCGCCACCTGGGCGTTGACCAGACGATCACCGGCACGGAGCCGTACTACACGACCGGCGACAACTTCGTCATCCTTCGCACGGCGAGCACGCTGGCGACCGGCGCGGGACTTCGCGTCAACACCGGTGAGTACGTCGTGACGACGCACCTCGCCGACCTGGGTGACATGAACCAGCCGATCTTCGGCGTCAACGCCGCGGCGGCGACCAACACGCGGCCGACGTTCAACGCCATTCGCGAGCTGTACCAGGAGCCGCCGATCCAGGGTATGGAGCTGGACCGCGTGCTCTCGATCACCGACCGGTTCGCGCTGCGATCATCACACATCATCCCCGCCATCGGCGTCTCGATCACCGGCGCCGCCGCGGCCAACCGCGTCTACTCCGGCTGCCACGGCTACGCGTCGCAGACCCAGGGCACCGCGTTCATTCTGGCCAACACCACGCAGACGTTCCAGTCGGTCAACCTCGACGGCAGCCTGCCGTACCCGTGGGTACGCTTCTACGCGCGACGCGTCTCCGGTGAGCCCGCGGGAAGCATCCGATTCGCGGATAGCGTGGGCGCGAACAACACCTACGTGGAGATTACCGGCGCCGCACTGGAGGCGCTGCCGGAGATCGTCGACGGCTGGCGCGAGGTGACGCTGCGCTTCGAGCCTCCGTCCAACGTTCCGGTGATGGACGGCTCAACGACGTCGCGCACGTGGGTCTGGTCCGTCACCAGCCTGGCGACCGACGAGTTTGAGACCTCGTACGAGATCCTCGCAGCCGCGTCCGCCACGCAGCTTCAGGACGCCAACTACGAGACGTCGAGCAACGACGCCTCGATCCCGTTCGGGCGTGCGCCGTTCGCGGACACCACGTTTTTGTTCTCCACCGAGCCGCCGGCGGTCACCGGACTCGCCGTGACGCCGAGCTCGTTCGCGGTGACCGGCATCGGAACGGAGTGCAGCGTCGTACCGGCGTGCATTCCGAGCACCGTACCGTACAACCGCGTGACCTGGTCCATTCCGAACTTCGGAACGAACATCGAGGACACCTTCGACCGCGCGGTCACCAACGGGTGGGGCAACGCGAACACCGGCCAGGCCTGGACGATCTCCGGTGGCAGCGCCAGTGACTACTCCGTCAGCGTCACCGGTAGCCACGGCATTCACACGCACACCGGCGTCAACGTGGGGCACCACAGCACCGTTGGCCCAACGACGCTGCGCGACTTCGAGGTCTACACCGAGGCGCAGTGGCCGGGAACCTCTCCCACCGGCGCGCCCTATGAGGTGGCGGTCCTCGGACGCTTCGTGGACACGTCCAACTACTACTACTTCCGCGTGCGCTGGAGCCAAACGGACACGATCGAGGCGGCCATCGTCCGCGTGCTGGCGGGCTCATTCACGACGCTGGCGACGTCCATCATCAACCCGCAGTACTTCTCGAACGGCGGGTCGGTCAACGGCATCGTCAGCATCCGTGTGCAGGCACAGGGCTCCATGCTGCGCATGAAGATCTGGGATGAGACCGCGGGCACCGAGCCGGTTGCGTGGACCGTGACCACGTCCGACGCCAACCTCACCGCGGGACAGGTGGGCCTGCGGTCGGAGCTGATCTCCGGTAACACCAACACACTGCCGGTGAGCTTCCGCTTTCCCACCTTCATCACCACACCGGCCACGAGCGGCTTCGGCTACTACGAGCTTCAGCGCTCGGACGTCGAGACCGACTGGCAGACGATCCTCAGGGTAACGTCGCCCGGCGTCACCGGCTTCAACGACTCCGAGGCGCGCATCAGCCTGCAGTCGAACTACCGCATCCGGCAGGTCAACGTGCACGAGTTCGTCGGACCGTGGTCCGCGACCGTCTCCGCGACGCTGCCCAGCCCGAGCGTGGCGCCCGTCGGCGCGACGCACGAGCTGTTGGTGTTCACAACCAACACCGACCAGTCGGGCGGGCGCGTGCTCGCGTATGAGGAGGTCTGGGAGAACAGCCCCGCCAGCGAGTTCACATACTTCGAGGGTGACGGCATGGTGCAGTTCCAGCAGATGTACGACCGGAACTTTCAGGTGGGCTTCCACCCCCTGGAGCGCGGCGGTGTACAGTTCACCCGCACGCTGCTGGTGCAGAACGCCGCGGTGGCCGCGCCGATCTTGGAGAACGCATTTGTGACGCTGCGCGACCTCGCGTGGCAGGATGCACCGTACATCTGCGTGCGTACCGACGTCGGCGACCGCTGGTTCACGACCGTGGAGGTGCCGTCCGGTACGATTCGACGAGCTCGGCGACTTCAGCTCGTGCAGGTGCGCATTACAGAGTCGTCGGACACGTCCACCGTGCTGGACGTCGACCCGCCGTTCACCGCCAACCCGTGAGGTGAGTGTGCCGTTTGACACCGGTCTTCCGATCACCGAGAGCGCACGTGATGACTACTTTGACTTCACGACTCGCGGCCTACGCTCGGCGACCTTCCGCTTCACACTGATCGAGTCGCTCACTCAGGCGGTCGTCGACACGATCACGCCGATCCGCAACTCGGCGCCGACGCTGAGCCATGACGTCACGCGCGCGGTGAAGCGCGCGGTCACACTTACGCTGGGCGTGGCGGACACCGCGATCTTCGACGAGATCGCGCACCGCGTGGACATCGACATGGTGCTGGGCGACGGCCGTGTGTTCCCACTGGGTCGCTACATGCCGGTGAGCTTCTCGCGCATTCCGACGACCGCGGGCGACATGAGCTCGGTCGCGCTGGTGGATGAGCTCTTCGTCGTGTCGCAGCCGATCACCGCGAGCCTCTCCGCCGCCCTCGTTCCGGGCAACTCGTTCACGGATGACGGCGTGGGACGCACGAACGTCTACGACGTCGTAAACGACTTTCTCGATGACTACCTGCTCTTCAACCCGTTGAAGTACCGCGGCGGTCCGACCAGTGGGTCGACGTCCGTCACCGCCACCACGACGCGGCGCGGCGTCGTGCGCAACATCGCGTTCACAAACTACGTCTCCAGCGGGTCGTGGCAGGCGGGCACCAACGGAACGACGGTGCTGACGGACCTGGCGACGTCGGGTGACTACTTCACGCCGTGGATGGGCAACGACCGAGAGTTCCACATGATCCGGACGTTCGACCCAGCGGACGTCATTCCGAACTTCGACTTCGACGAGCAGCAGTGTGTGATCCGCGAGTCGATCACCCGGACTAACGACCTGCTGAACGCGCCCAACCGCATCATCGTGGTGTCCAACGCGGGCACCGCGGACAACCGCAACGCGGCGATCGTCGGAACGTACGACATTCCCGCCACCGCGCCTCACTCCGTCGCTAACCGCGGCTTCGTGATCGCCAAGGTGATCGACATGCAGGTCACCACACGGTCGCAGGCCAACGCGATCGCGCGGAACATCGCGGTCAACCAGCGCAACGTGGAGCGCGTGGAGCTGTCCACACCGCCCGACCCGCGGCACGACAGCTACGATGTGGTGCGCTGGAACGGCGAGCTGTGGCTCGAGATCGGCTGGAGCATGCCGCTGGTTGAGGGCGGTCAGATGCATCACACCCTGCAGAGGATCTTCCAGTGAGCACACCCATCGAGCCGACGATTCCGCAGACGACCGCGCTGGCCAGCGTCGACGAGCTCGTGACGCAGGCGCAGCGCCTCGGCTTGATCTGGACGCTGCGGCCCGGCACGGTGCTCGATGTGCTGAACGGTGATGCGGCGTATAGCCCGCGCGTGCAGCTGGACGGTGACGACCAGAACTCGCGCATCATGGCAGCCTCGCTGGTCGGTGGGCTCGCGATCGGCATGCGCGTCATGGTGATGTTCGTGCCGCCCGAGGGCTACTACATCATCGGCGTGATCAACGTGGACACGACGAAGCGCTACGAGATCGGCGCGCGCACCAGCCACGGCACGACCATCACCACCACCGAGACGGTGATGGAGACGTTCACATCGTTCACCGCCCTGGCGGGCGCGGCGTACCGGTACGAGGTCGACGGCGCGATCCTGGCCGCGACGTCGACGTACACGCGGTTTCGACTGCGGAAGACCAACACCGCGGGACAGTCGCTGGGCATGAGCGACTACTGGCCGGGCATTGGCTTGGGCAACGCTCCGTTTCGTCACGAGGGCTACTTCCGCAACATCAGCAACGGCGCGATCACGACGAACATCGTCCTCACCGCCAACACGTCCATCAGCACGTCCAACTGGGTCGCGGATGCGGAGCTGCCGCGCTACGTCAGCATCCAGTACGCGGGGCCTGCGGTAGAATATCCGTCTGCGGTGGCCATCACTTAGGCGGCCGCATCGAGATCTCACTGGGAGGTGGAGATGCTCGTCATCGTTCCGTCGCGCGGGCGACCCGACAACATCACAGCGCTGGTGGAAGCGTGGCGCCCGACGCGCACGTACGCGCAGCTGCTGGTGGTGGCCGATGAAGATGATGAACTGATCGAGCGTTATGAGCTGCTGCGCGAGACGCTGCCGGAGTGGGCGTCGATCGCGGTCACGCCGCGAAAGCGCCTAGGTCCCACGCTCAACGACTACGCGGTGAACCTGACGAGCACGTACGACATCATCGGCTTCATGGGTGATGATCACCGACCGCGCACGCCGCACTGGGACCGCCGCCTCGCGAGCGCGATCTCGAACCTCGGCGGCGTTGGCCTCGCGTACGGCAACGACCTCATCCAGGGGATCAACCTGCCGACGGCGGTGTGGATGTCGTCGTGCATCATCGAGACGCTCGGCTACATGGTGCCACCCGGCATGATCCACCTCTACCTCGACGACTTCTGGAAGGCGCTCGGCCTGCGCATTCAGCGCCTGGCGTACGTTAACGACGTCGTCATCGAGCACATGCACCCCGTCGCCGGTAAGGCCACGTGGGACGAGCGCTACGCCGAAGTGAACAGCGGCGCGATGTACGAGAACGACGGCAAGGTCTTCCAGGCCTACCTCACCAACGCGCTGCAGGCGGATGCGGAGCGCGTCGTCGAGCGCTGTGTGATCCGGTGACCATCCGGCGGCTGCGGCCGCGGTACACCGACGGCGAGCTGGCGCACGTGTACGAGGAGCAGTACGATCACACGCGCTGGCCGGATCACGTCTTGCGCGTGGAGGCCACCGTGGACTTCATCCGCACGGTGACGACGAAGTCGGGACGTCGCCGCGTCGCGGACCTCTCGTGCGGTGACGCGGCGATCGCCCGCGCCGTTCCCGACGTCCATGAGCGCTACCTCGGCGACCTGGTGCACAACGACGAGTACGACTTTCACGGACGCATCGAAGACACAGTGCACCAGCTGCCCGTCGTGGATCTCTTCATTCTCTCAGAGACGCTCGAGCACCTCGACGACCCGTGGCGCGTGCTCGAGCTAATCCGCGAACGCGCGCACCGCATCGTGCTGACCACCCCACTGGACGAGCGGGACGGCGGCAACCCCGAGCACTACTGGGGCTGGGATGAGGACGGCGTTCGCTCGATCATGGAGACCGTCGGCTGGGCGCCCACGCACTACGAGGCGTGGACGCCGCAGGTGAAAGATCCGTACTACACCTTCCAGTTCTGGAGCGCGATCTGATGCGGCCGTCCGTAGGCGTCGCCATTCCAAGCATTCCGCCGCGGTCTGAGCTCCTTCTGCGGGCCGTCCGGTCCGTATCTGACCAGACATACCCGGTCAGTCAGTTGAGCATCTCAATCGACCACGAGCGGCTTGGCGCCGCGGGCAACCGCCAGCGGGCGCTGGACGGACTCGCGACCGACTGGGTCGCGTTCCTTGACGACGACGACGCCTTCATGCCCGAGCATGTGCAGAAGCTTATGCACTTCGCGCGCGACACCGGTGCGGACTACGTCTTCTCGTGGTTCGAGGTCGTGCAGGGCGCGGATCCGTTCCCACAGCACTTCGGAAAGAAATACGACGTCACTAATCCACATCACACGACGATCACGGTGATGGTGCGAACGGAGCTCGCGCAGGAAGTTGGCTTCTTTCAGCCTCCGGACGGCGACGGAGCCGGTGGCAGTGGTGAGGACTGGAACTTCACGCTTCGCTGCATTGAGGCGGGTGCTCGCATCGAGCACCTACCCGAGCGCACGTGGTATTGGTTCCACAATTCTGGCAACACCTCAGGAAGGAATGATCGCTGGTGAAGTTCTTGAAGCTTCTCAACAGCAACTACGTCAACACCAGGTACGTCTTCTCGGCATACGCACTGCCGGGTGTCAGCGGATGGAAGATCGACATTGCCGGCGGTGAGGACGGCACCATTACCATCGGAACGTTGAACACGCCTGAGTTTACGACCGAGGCCAAGGCGCAGCAGTTCATCCAGCAAGTGCTCGGCGGCGTGGATCCCGAGCTCTTCATCGACTTGTGAGGTCATAATGAGTGTGACGGTTGTGATTCCACACATTCCCATACGTGACACGATGCTACCACGTGCGCTGAAGAGTGTGTTCAGTCAGACGCAACCGGCGGATGTCGTCACAGTCATCACTGATGTCCGGCACGAGGGATCCGCCGCGACTCGGAATCGCGCCCTCGCCGGTGTCACCACGGAGTGGATCGCGTTTCTGGATGATGATGATGAGTGGTACCCGCAGCACCTGAAGTCGCTGCTCGCGGCCGCGCGGTCGACGGGTGCTGACGTCATCTACCCCGGCTGTGACGTCGAGCGTGACGGCCACATCATTCCGCGCCAGGAAGAGTGGGGACGCTACGGGCAGTCGTTCGACGCGGACCTCTTGCGGCGGCGGTCGTACATTCCGGTGACGTCACTGGTGCGCACCGAGCTGGTGCGCAAGACGCGCGGCTTCGAGCCTCCACCCGAGTCGCAGTATGATGACTGGGGCTTCTACCTGCAACTTCTCGACGTAGGTGCGAGGTTCTACCACCTGCCTCGCGTCACCTGGCGCTGGCATCACGGTGATCACAACACATCAGGTCAGGGAGACCGCTGGTGAAGATCTACGCCTACCCGGCGGACTCGTTCGGCTGCGGTCACTTCCGGATCATCTGGCCCGCCGCCGAGCTGCAGAAGCAGGGCGTCGACGTCACGGTCATGCCGCCGGACGAGCGCGGCGCGTTTCACGCGGAGATCAAGAACGACCAGGTGGTCGACGTCCACTACCCGCGCGACGCCGACGTCATCGTGCTGCAGCGCGTCTCACACAAGTACCTAGCGCAGGCGGTGGGCTTCATCCGGAAGCGCGGCGTCGCGGTGATCATGGACATCGATGACGATCTCTCCACGATCCATCCGAACAACCCGGCGTGGCAGATCTTGCACCCGCGCACGGGTGGCAGCTCAATCGTGCAGGATCACTCGTGGCATCACGTTGAGACCGCCGCGCGCAACGCGACGCTGACCGTCGTGTCCAGTGAGGCGCTGGCGCGGAAGTACCGCGGCGTGCACGGCGCGCGCGTGCTGTACAACCGCGTGCCCAACCACTACCTCGAGGTGGAGCACGTCGACTCCGACGTCATCGGCTGGTGCGGCTCGGCGTGGACGCACCCGGACGACGGACCCGAGGTGGGACCCGCGATCGCACGGCTGGTCAACGCCGGTCACAAGTTCGCGTTCGTGGGACCGAAGGACCACGTGGCGACGTCGTTCGGAATCAGCGAGGATGACTTCGCGTGCACCGGTGGCGTCCCGATCACCGAGTGGCCACTCCGCGTCGCGGAGCTCGGCATCGGCATCGCGCCCCTGGCGGATACCAAGTTTAATGCCTCGAAGTCGCATCTGAAGCCACTAGAATTTGCTGCACTTGGTGTACCGTGCGTCATGTCACCGCGCGCCGAGTACCTACGGCTCCACAAGGAGACAGGCATCGGCGTGATCGCCGAGCGACCCAAGGAGTGGTACCGTGAGCTGAAGAAGCTCGTGAACGACGCGCCGTACCGACGCCTCATGAGCGCACTGGCTCGTGATGAGGCGCGTAAGCTGACGTACGCCGAGCACGCGTGGCGCTGGAAGGAGGTCTGGGAGGAGGCGAACGGCCTGCGGTAGTTCGCGACCAACGAGTCAGCCCCGGCCGCTCTGGCCGGGGCTGATGTGCATCTCGGGCTACGCTACGTCGCGCACGTTGGGCCAGCTGAGGCCGCAGCTGCCGCACGTGTCCGCTGTGGCGCCGCGCTTGATCTCGGTGCTGCGGCAGTCGACGTCGGGACAGTGAGCGCGCCGCTGCTTACGGCGAAACCGCTGCCGCTGCTTCCACGTCGTGCCGCCCCACACGCCCTCGAAGTTGTTTGTGAAGGCGAAGTTCAGGCAGTGAGCGCGCACCGAGCACTCACCACAGTGTACCTCAGGCGGCGGGCTGTCGGCGTGATAATCATCATCGTAGAAGAATGGATCGTCGAAGATGCACGCGGCGTCGAGCATCCAGCTCTCGCCGGATGTGATGCCGTAGTCGGTTCGAGGTCGGACGGATCCCACGGACTTCCCCCTCACGCAGAGTAGGGCCCGCCGGCCGACGGTCGGCGGGCGCTGTGACTACGCGGCAAGCGCGAGTGCGGCCGTCGAGTTGATCATCTTGTAGGTGATACCCTGGAGTGCCCCGGTGAACCGGGACTCCGCCGAGCCACCCGCGCGACCGTGGTCGAAGTAGTCCGAGACCGCGTTCACGAGACCCCACCCGTTGCCGGAGTAGCCGACCGTCTCACCGTGCTGCCACAGCTGCATGATCGACTGGATGACCTCTTCGGTCTTCGGCCGGTTGGGCAGAACGCGTCGGATGAGCTTCTCACCCTCCTCCGGACTGAACGGCTGGGCCGCGAGTCGCTCGGCGGTGCGCTTCAGCTCCGACGCGTAGACGTCGAGCTTCTTGATCGAGTTCTGCGCGACGTGCAGCTTGTCGTGCATCGACCGGGTGTGGGGGATCGACCAGCGGTTCTCGACGCCGGACTTGAACGACTGCAGACCCAGCTGGTTCATGCACCGCTGGCGCAGCGGCATCACCATCGCCTCGACCGCGCGAGAGCGGTCGTGCGAGGTGCGGACGACCACGTAGAGGTCGTGCTGGTCGTCGCCCAGCAGCGTCAACGACTCCATCTCCGGAGCCTGCACGACGACGAAGCCCTGCTTGCCGCCCTTGAGCGTGCCGGCCGCGACGAACCTCGGGTTGATCTCGTCGAGGAAGTCGAACGCCTCGCCGTACTGCAAGATCTCGTAGTCGCCCGAGACGACGTCGAAGGGCTCTTCGGTGTCGTCTCGCACGACCCACTTACGCGAGTCGGACCGGACGAACTCGCCCGCTTGCGTCCGCTGGAAGCACGGCTGCAGCGAGACGGTGAAGTCCATGCCGCCGAGTCGGACGGCCTCTTCGGCCGTCATGACGTCCTGCTCGAGGATGTCGCCGAGCTTCATCCACGGGACGGATCGTGTGGTGATCATGGTGTCGGTCATTGTGCTCTCCCGTCGTGTCGTGTGGCTGTGCTGTGACTAACGTATCAGGTGATATGACGATAAGTCAACGGCGTGTGCGCTCGATCACGCTGACGAACTGTACGTTGTCAGGGTCGTTCGTGGACGTCACGGGACCGACGTCTTCGGCCGCTCCGGGCGACTCCGCGCAGCGCGAGTTGTGCAAGATCACCCAGCGGCGACCGTCCACGGACTTCATCGCGGCGACGTGACAGCTCGGGCAAGACCACTTTGTGACTACGGACATGTTGTCTCCTCATCATTGTCGTGTCGTGCTTACTCAACTACAGTAAACCATAAGTGACACAATGTCAACGGCCGTGTTCGCGTACGGCCGTTGACGCTGTGTCAGTGCTTGCGCGTCCGCGTGCGCGGCTCGCTGGACAGGTAGCCTCCGATCGTCGTCACCAGGGCGGGCAGTAGCGGGGCCAGAAAGACCTCTACCCAGCCTGGCAGACCCGTCCGTAGGTCCGGGTCGGACAGCCCGTTGAGGAGCGCCAGGAGGAACGTCAGGCCCACGTACGTCGTTCCGCCGGCGGTCGTCGCCCGGGTCGCGTTTGAGCCCTGAAGCGCGGCCACCTACGTCACCGTGAAGCCGCGGCGCCGCCCAAGCTCGGACAGGCTCGCGCGGCCCGGCACGCCGTCGGCGTCCGCACCCGCGTAACCCAGGCGTCGCTGGAACACCGCGTAGGCGGCGACGGTCTTGGTTCCGAATGAGCCGTCCACGTAGCGCGGTTCGAGCAGTCCCTCCGCGGCCAGCGCGCGCTCGACCACGATCACCGACGCGTAGTTCGTCGTGTGGCCGTCCTCGGCGGGCGGGTCGGCGACCGCGGCGTTGACGATCTCACGGAGTGGGATGACCGGCTGTGTCGGCGTGGGCGGTGGCACCGACGGCGTTCCGGTGCCACCCGCATAGCGCGGGTCGGCTGACACGATGCCCTCGGTGTAGCGCGGGTAGCCGTAGCCGTAGAGGTACGCGTCACGGCGGAGTCGCTTCTTCAGGTACACGCCGTCGCCCTCGGCGGACCCGGTGGCGTTCGTGTTGCCCTCGATTGTGTACGAGTAGTTGGCGTCGTAGGCGTAGACGAGGCCGACGTGCGAGCCGCCGCCCTGACCGAAGAACACCTGCGCGCCGACCGCCGGGTACTCGGAGAAGCGACCGCGCTGCTTGAACCAGCTTACGGCGGTGAGACACGATGCGGTCACCGGCGCGAGCGACTTGAGTCCCGCCTCTTGGAAGTTCCACGACTGGAACGTCTGGCACCACGCCTGGTCCTGCGACCACTCGAGTCCCGGAACCGCGGGTGAGTACTTCTGGTGGTTGGTCCAGTGGCCGCCAAAGTAGCCCTCGTGGTAGCCGACCTGGCCGCGCGCGACGTTGATCAGTCGCTCGACGCTCTTCACCGCGTCGACTCCGTCGTGCTCAGGTCCGTGACCGGTTCGTCCAGCGTGCCGGTCGGACCCGCCTGCGAGTCGCGACCGCGTGTGGCCTGCATGTCCGCGCCGTTGGCCACGTCACCCGCGACCTCGGCGAAGATCCCCACATCCGGTTCGAAGTTCACGCTCTCACTCACGGCCTCGTCCACGATGCCTCCTAGTTGAGAATACCAAAGACCAGCGTCACGATGACGCCCGCCGCGGTGAGCAGCACGCCGAGCGCCGTCCACATTGCGGCGGGTGTGACGACCGGACGCGCCTCAAGGTGACGGACGCGCGTCTCCAGGTCACTGGTGGTGTTCGTCGTCGCGGTGTGGCGCGACTCCAGAGCGGTCACCAGCATGGAGAGGTGCGTCAGCTGCGCCACGACGCCCACCACCTGATCGTAGATCTCGCGGAGACCGATCGTCACCCCCGGTGACGATCGGTTCCCACTCTGCGGCGTGGTGGCCACGTCAGATCCAGGACTCCGCCTGCGCGGGACCCTGCGGCTCGACCGCCGGCTCGGCGGAGGGCGCAGCCTCGGCCACCGGCTCGGTGGCGGCCTCCGGCGCGCCGACCTCCCACATGTGCATGCTGCCGGTGCGCACGCGCCGGATCTGCTGCGTCTTCTGCAGGCGGTGGAGGGAGAGGTAGACCTCGCTCTCCTTGAGACCCGTCGCCTCGGCCAGCGCCACCTTGGTGGACGGGCCCTCGACGAGGATCTTCAGCACGGCCTCGTCGCGCGCGATGGTCGCCTCCGGCCGCGGCCGACCGCGCCGGTTCGCGGCCACCGGAGCGGACTCCGTGGTCGCCTCGGGCGCGCTCTCCACGTTGACGTCCTCCGACACTTTCTTACCTCCCTGGTTGGATGTGGTCTTCGTCCTCGAGACTACCTTACCAGACTTGATCACGATCTTGCCGTCGGTCTGCCACGTGCTTGTGCAGTCGATGAGGCTCTCGCGGTCGCCGACGTCCTGCCCCGCGTAGCCGCCGGGCGAGCCGTCCAGTGCGGCCCTGATCCACCCGCCGATCCATCGGCCGCAGTCCACCGTGATGCCCTTACCCCACGTCGGCGCGAGGCCACCGCGGGGGATCGGGTCGATCAGCCAGTCGTCGGGGAAGCCCATGATGCGGGCCGTCTCACGGTGCGTGATCGTCCGGTCGAGCGTTGGGTGGATGACGCAGCCCAGCGCGCCACCGGTGATCACGCGTGACGGGTACTCACCGTCCCAGCGCACGGGCGCCGTGTACCCTTGGAAGAAGTCGCTGGCGACGAGCTTCGCCTCGTTGTGCTTCCACAGCGGCGGCAGTGAGCCGTGCTCCTCGTAGCAGCGGCGCAGCGCGTTCTGGATCGGCTCGCGCGGCCGCATACCGGCCCACTCGATGAGTTCCTTGATGCGGTGGTGGAGCGGCGACTCGGTCATCGCGTGGCCGTCCACCGTTAGGGCTGCGACGCCGTGCTCGCCCGAGTTGCGGCGTGGCCGCGCCCACCACGACACCGGCGCGTCGTCGTACGACTGCGCCTCCCACCGGAGCGGCAGCTCGCGGAGGTCGCCGATCACCTCATTGAGCGTCGGGTATCGCGTGATGCCCGGGTCCTCGATGCCGAACGGCACGCGCGATGCCAGCCAGAAGTACCGCCGTCGCTGGGACGAGCCGCCGACCGAGTACGCGTTGTGAAGCACGTGATAGAGGTGGTAGGCGTCACCAGTGAGTTCCTCGAGTCGGGCACGGAGCGCGCGCATGAGCTCACGCCCCTCGCCCTCCTTCGCCGCCAGCTGGACGGACTCGAAGATCGCGATGACCGGCTTCACCTTGGCGGAGTACTCGGCGAACGCCCACATGCAGTGATTGATCGACGAGTCTGCGCCACGGAAGTCACGCGCACTCATCACCGAGAAACCTGAACACGGGGGATTACCGAAAGTTACTACAGGATTACTCAGTGGAACGGACCACTCCGACGGATCCACGGCCTCGGTCTGCCAGTCGTCGCCCAGTAGGTGACGGTTGACCTCGCAGTTGGGCGCACCAAAGCCACCCTTCATCTCACGCTTGCCGACGAGCGTGAAGCCCGCCTGCACCATGCCCAGCGTGAACCCGCCCGCGAATGACTGGCAGTCCACGGCGTTGTACGTCACCTACGCACCTCCCACCGCTTGATCACTGAACGTATTCAGCTGATCATACTAGGTGAGAAGCCTGCCGTACGTGTCGAACCAGCGGTTCACGGTGTCGCAGAAGTACTCTCCCGCGTGCGCGCTAAAGCCGTCGCCGTCGAAGTAGCACTCGGTTTCATCGTCATCCAGGTCGCGCCGACAGTGGGGGGCACGTGTTCGTGCTGACGCGCCGGCCGTCCGCGTAGTAGCACACACCGGAGGGCTGGCAGACGAACTCCGCGGGACCGTCAGCGTACTCGTCCGCCGTGTAGCGCCGGCACATGACGGCGTCGTCGTCCAGCGCGCGTCGGCAGTTGGGACACTTATTCGTGCCGTCGTATCCGTCGCGCTGCCGCTGCAGGTTCTTGCGGTTCTTCAGCTGGTAGCGCGCGCTCAGCTCGGTGGCCACCTGCGCGGGTGTCCACCCGGGATGCGCGACGAGCAGCAGGTTCATGACGAAGTGCCAGAGGTCCACGAGCTCGGCGAAGAACGCGTCGTCGTTGATCGTCGGGTCGCCGCTGGCCCAGGGCTTCCACGACACCTCGTTGAGCGCCTCGTGCAGCTCGTCGGTCGCGGCGAGCACCATGTTTTTGATGAACGCGACGCGCGCGGACTGCGAGAGGTTGGTGATGTCGCGGTGGTACGCCTCGCGCTGGAGCCGCTCCTGCGCGGCGAGCATAGCGAGCAGTCGGTCGTCGGTCATCCTAGTCCTCGTCGTTGTCGTCGGGCACAGCCGCGTCGAACAGCTGCGCCTCGGGGTGATTGCGGTCGATCGCGGCGAGGTCGTCGAGCCACGCGTCGTACGCGTTGATCGCGAGCGCCGGCACGTAGGGAAGCTTCTCGAGCCTACGCACGAGCGCGCTCACCAGCTCGTCGACGCGCGACGTCCTGGGCAGCGGCGCGAGCGTCAGGTGGTCGAGCAGGTCGTCCGTGTAGCGGTAGCCGATCAGCTCGAGCTCGAGGTCGCGCACCAGGTCGTGCTCGTTGCGGTCCTGTCGCACGACGGGGTGGCCGTACTGCAGCCACAGCCCAACGTGCTCCATGATCTCGCCGGCCACGTAGCTCGCCCAGATGTCGTCCATGCGGCCGACGCCCGGCAGGCACATCAGGGCCGGTGCAAGCGCCGTGCGGTACGCGGTCGCCTGCGAGTTGAACGGCGCGATCGTGCCCCGCAGCAGCGTGACGTTGTCCCAGAGGACGCGCTCCACCACGGGCGCGTTCGCGATGCGCTCCACCGCATCCACATCCGGGTCGCCGAGCCATAGTGCGGCGAAGACGCCGATGTGACGAGGACCACTGTGAATGTCGTGGCCACTGTGCTGCACGTGATTGATGTGACGTTGCGCCGGCGGAAAGCCACGGTGAACGACCGGCGGGTCGCAGAGCTCACCCGGGTTGAAGTATCCGGTGTTGGTCCACGTGAACTCACCGCGACTCGGCGTGGTGAGGATCTTGTGAACGCGCGTCAACCAGTCGCCCTCGTGCGCGAGCTCATCGTCATTGACCGGGTAGTTGTCGTCGTCGATCGTGAGAATGAACTCGGGCTCGTAGGTCAGCGCCTCGAGGATCGCGATGTTGCGCCGCTGGATGCAGTTCCACGGAATGACATCGGAGCTCTGCCACCTAGACTGGTCGTCCGGGTGTACGTAGCGAATGTCACGACCGGTGCGCGCGTTCTCCCGCTCGGCCATAACACGAATCTCAGTGTGGGGTGTCCTTCGATCACCGACGACGATCATGACGTCATCCTCGGACATCTGATCTACCCACGCGCTCATATTCGGCATGGCGTTGATCGTCGTTGTGATGATGGCGGCGCGGGTCATCCGTAGAGCCTCTCCTTGATGCGCTGCACGTAGCGCAGCGCGGTGATCTCCTGCTCAAAGTACGCCCGTTGGACGCTTACCAGCCACTCCCACAGGCCGCGGTCGTTCGAGACCTCGTGCAGCTTGCGCTGGAAGTCGCCGGGGTGCTTGACCCGCAGCCACTCTTGCGCGACCGCGGGGAGCCCGCCGAGAATGTGGTTCTGGTCGTCGTACAGCGGGTGGAAGAAGCAGACCGTGCCGGCGGCGAACGCCTCCCACGGCTTGGTCGTCGCGAAGCCCGAGCCGCTGGACGGCGTCGTCAGCGTGCACTTGACGCTGTGGAGTCGCGGGTAGTACTCATTCCACGGCGCGGGCTCGATGTCGACACCCAGCTCCTCTTGGGATTTCTTCGACCACGTGCCGTGGATGAAGTGAGGCTTCACGGGAAGCGCATAGTCGCGCAGCGCGTTGACGCGCTTCGTGGCGTCGGAGACGTACGTGCGCGCCTCGTTGATGAAGAGTCCGAACTTGCCGGGCCGGTCGAAGTCCTGGTCGTACGAGACGAGGTCGCCGAACGGCGTGCCCGGCATGAGCGCGTTGATCTCGAGGCGCGAGTACCCGCACGCGACGGTGGACTCCCACAGCGTGTGGCCGTACTTCTCCACGGCGTGAGCTTCCGCCATGAGCTCCCACTGCGGGTCGACCTTGAGCTCGCGACCGGCGCGCTCGTGACGGATGGTGTGCTTGTAGTTGCGCTGGGTCAGCACGGGGTTGAGAAGTGGCCACGCGAGGTCGCGCATCTTCAGGTAGTTGCGCGAGTCCGCGTTCAGCCAGACCTCCTCGCGCGTGTACGGGTCGACGTCGCGCCAGCGGTTCACCGCGTTTAGGAAGTAGCTGCAGTACGCCACGGAGAAGTCTTGCGGCCGAGTCAGCTTGCCACTGGACTTCTTTGTGATCCCCGGCGTGGGCCGGTTGGTCGTCCCGTGCTGGCCGATCCAGCCGACGATGCCGCCCGCTTGGTCCACCACGTCGCGCGTAAGCGCGTCGGTGAACTCGACGATCGCGAGCTGCTGGTCCACCGTGAAGTTGCCGGTGAACTCCTTGCGCTTCAGGAACGAGCGCAGCTCGTCGCGCCAGCCGTACTCCGTCCACGGGTTGACGACGTTGCCGGGCAGCTCGGCCTCGGCGGCCGTCTCGCCGGAGTTGCGGCCGAACAGCATGAACGTGTCGTCGGGGTGACGCTCCGCCAGCGCCTTGACGACGGGCACGCACTCGACGTCGCCGCCGAGCGTGCCGCACTTGTCAAGAGTGAGCGGCATTGATCTTCCGAGCTTTCCGTACAGAATGATCATCTGACCTCATCAGTGTCGTGTCCGGGTGAACGCCGGCGACCCGGGACGTGGTCAACGTACCAGGACGCCGGCGCTTGATCAAGTCACCCTGAGCTTAGAAGGGGGACGGCGGGGGTGGAACCGCCGAGCCGCCGCCCGCGGCCGGCTTGGGAACGTCCGCGGCAGGCGTCGGAATGCCCGCAGACGGGCTCGGGACGCCGGCCGCGGTCGGACCAACGGCGCCCGGAACCGGGAGGCCTACGTTGCCCGCGAGCGGCGCCTCGACCTTCTCGACGTTCTCGCGGTCGACGCCCTGCCACTCGCGCACGCCGACGGTGAACCGGCAGCGCTTGCCTTGCAGCGCGGCGGCGACCTGCTCCGGCGCGGGGTTCTGGTCGAAGTACGGGCCGTCGAGTCCGAAGGCCTTCATGTTGCCGAAGAACATGCGGAGCGCCGCCGGGCTGTCGACCGAGATCACGAACTGCGTGAAGAAGGTCTTGCCGTGGTGCTTGCCACCCTCGACCTGCAGCTTAACGCGGATCATCGGCTTGCCGTTGGAGGACTGGTCGAGCTTCGACTCGGCCACGAGGCCGTCGAAGGTGCCGGTCACGAGCGTGGTCGCGTCCTTGTACAGGTCGCCGAAGTTGAACGATGTCACTTGTCAGAGCCCTTCGTCGCGCTGGGTTCGGTGTCGCCGGTGGGGTGGGGGAAGATGGTGTTCACGATGGTGGTGATGTCGGGTTGGTTGACGGTGAGACCGAGAACGCCCTGCACCCGCTCGCCCGCCTCGAACGTCGGGTTCGGCCCGACGAGAAGCTTGCGGACGGGCACCGTGGGCTGGCCGTGTTCATCGAGCTCGCTGTCCACATACAGGTACCCTACTACGTCCATCCAGTAGGGGAGCGAGGTGCCGATCTGGCCCTGCATGAAGGGTCGCCAGCGCCCCATGTGCTCCTTCGTCTCGGCGAGGAACACCGCGACACGGACGTTGTTGGGAAGCAGCACCAGGTCGCGGAAGCCGCGGATCAGCTTGTCCATCTCCGTGAGGAGACGTCCCCAGTCCTGGATCTGCATCTGGCCGTCGCTCTTAATGTTCTCCTTGCACCGCCGCTGCGCCTCGGTGATGGAGTCCATGACGAGCGACCGGAAGTCGTGGGGCGTCGTCAGCAGCCACTCGTAGACGCGCCGCAGCGTGCCCCAGCTGTTGACGGTGACGATGCACGCGTCCCACGCGCCGTCGTGACGCGGCGGCGGGCCCGCGTTCGGATCCCAGAAGATCTTGCGCAGTGGCCGGCCGGACTGGAAGCCCGCCTCACGAATGAAGCGCCAGCCGCCCTCCGCGTCGAGCACCAGCACCGGCGGGGGCGCGGTGCTGGACAGCGTGGACTTGCCGATCTTACTCGGTGCGTGGATGAGGATGGACAGCGTCGCCTCATCCAAAATGGTCACAGTCGAAGACTGTGCGCCACTAGTTGAAGACACTCACACACTCCTTGCAGCAGCGCTGGTAGATCTTACCCTCGAGCGGCACGTCTCCGAAGGGACGCACCTCGTACACCTGTTCGGCCTTCGCGAAGCGCTTATCGCAGCGCTCACATCGACCACCACCCTGGCCGACGAAGCTGTGCATCACGAGGTCCGCATGCTGACCACGACGTAGGTCATCGATCAACTCTTGCGCGTTCGTGCACTCTGCGTGCACGTACCGAGACCACCCGGGTCGGTTCTCGAAGTGGGCTTTCTCGTACATCTGGCCGACGTCGAGGTCACCACCACACGCGACGCAGAGCGTCTTTGTCTCGGCGACACCCACCCAGCCCGAGCGTACGAGCTCACCCAAGATTTGACGGTCTTGCGCCAGCTGCGCCATAATCAAAGCGCGCTGGAACGCGCTTCGCAGGTGGTTCGTTCCCAATCTACGCCTCCCCATTCCTCGTCTTGTCGATGATGTCGCCGTAGTAGTGCAGCGGGTCGCCAACGACGTAGTGGTGCGCGAGCAGGTCCTCCACGCGCGACCCGTCGTCGAACATCGTGCAGATCGCGGCGAACGAGCACTGCCACCCGCAGTCGCGCGACGGCCGCATGTGGATGATGTCGAGCGGGTCGACGCCATCATCGAGCGCCGCCTCGACGGTGAGCATCTCGCGCACCGTCGCGATCGTCCGCCGGTAGAACGCGTTCCGCCGGTGCCGGTTATGCGTGATGAGGTGCCGCTCGTAGAACGGCGGCTTGGCGCGCGCGGTGCGCTTCACCCGGCGCAGGACGTTATAGAGCGCGCCCGTGCACGCCTCCTCGCCGGGTGTGAGGTACTCGAGCAGCTCGTAGTACTGCATCTGTTCGTTGCGCTCGAGGTCGTCGAGCTTCGGCGCGACGTCCGCGGTCTTGTGGTCGATGAACACGCGCTGGCCGTTGGACCGAAAGCGCGCCCGCACGTCGATCTTGCCGACCGCGCGAACGTCCAGCGCGAACCCGGGAATGGGGACCTCGAGGTACGTCTCGGACGCGACGATCTCCAGGTTCTCGTCGACGTGCTCGGCCTCGACCCACTCCATGTACCCCTCGATCATGATGCGCTCGAGGTCGTTGAGCTTGACGAGCTTGACCCACTCGTCGGTGTCCTCGGCTGAGTCGCCGCGACCGCTCGCGTTCAGGTACTCGTTGTACGCCCCTCGGTCCTCCCTGATGGCGTCTTCGAGCGCCTCCCGGGGGTCGACACGAGGCACGCCCTCGGGGACGTACCAGGGCTGCAGCGCCCTGTGGATGCGGTCGCCGTTGTGCTTCTTCTCGATCGGCACCTCGTAGTTGAAGCGCAGCCCGCGGTACCACGCCAGCCACCACTGGCGGCGGCACGACTTGAACGACTGGATCTCCGAGTTCGAGATGCGCCGCACCCCGTCGACGACTCCACTGTGCACCATACAGCCTCCTCAGATGACGGATGCCATGATCATGGTCTCTTCGTTGTCGAGCTCGAGCGTGCTGAGCCCGGCCTTGCGCAGCGTCTCCTTGTCGCGCACGATCTCTTCGAGCCGCTCGAGCTTCTCGTAGAGCTTAGGCAGCTGGTGCGTCTCCTCGATGGTCTCTTCGGCGATGATGTCGATGATGTTGATCGACGAGTGGATCTCCGACCCGATGCGGTGAACGCGGTCCTCCGCCTGCTTGTTCTCGATCATCGACCACGACCGCTGCATGAAGATGATCGTGCTGGCCGCCGTCATCGTCAGGCCGGTGCCACCCGCGGCGATCGTGAAGAGCATGACGCGCTTCTTACCCTCCTGGAACTGTTGGAGCTGGTGATCGCGCTCGGCCTCGGTCACCTTGCCGGTGATGATGCCGTACGAGATCTTCTCCTTCTCCAGGCGCTGGGCCGTCAGCTCGATGAGCTGGCGTGATGCGGCGCAGACCGCCACCTGCTTGTCGGGATCGAGGTCGCCGAGGATGCTGATGACCTCATCGATCTTGGGGGACGGGTCCTTCAGTCGGACCTGCCACGTGCGCGGGTCTTCGGGATCGCCCTTGATGATCTCGGCGTACGACGACGACAGCTGCAGCAGCCGACCGTGCGCGGTGAGGTTGTTCGCCGCGACGAGCAGCGTGCCGTCGTCGAGGCGCGTCAGCAGCCGACCGGCAAGCTCATCGTACGCCTTGCGCTGCTTGCTGGTCAGCTGCACGAAGCGTTGGGTTCGGATCTTCGGCGGCAGGTGCCGCAGGATGAGGTCCTTCGGCATGCGCCGGAAGATCGGGTCGAGGATCGCGAAGAACTCATCGCGGGTCGCGGGGTTGAGCCCGACGATCTCCATGCCGCCGAATGAGTTCCACGACTGCAGCGCGTAGCGCGCGATGAACTTGGACTTGGTGGGGAAGTCCAGTGGTCGAACGCCGTGCGCGATCGACCACAGGTCACCGGGGTGCTTGGCGATGGGAGTGCCGGTCGCAGCCCAGTTGGTGGTGACCGTCGGCTGGTGCGCCACCGCCCACCACGCGCGCGTCTGCTTGGACTTTGGGTCCTTAGCGCGGTGCACCTCATCGAAGATCACGGTCTTGAACGGGATGCGGTTGAACTCGCGCACGTGCGTCTCACACTGCGTCGCGGTGACCGTCTCGCCACCGCTCACCGGGTCGCACTCGCGACACTTACGCAGCGCCACCGACGGGTAGGGCGCGAGCCGCGTGAACTGGCGCAGCGACTCGATGTTCACGATGAAGACGGCGGTCGGGTCGTCGACGGCGGACGCGATGATCTTGCGCCGCTGGGCCATGGACCCCTCGAGAACGTAGGGCGTCGCGCCAGTGCACCACTTAGACAGCTCGCGTCGCCACGGACGCTTTGTCGAGTTGGGACAGATGACGACGGCGGGAAGCACGTCCTTCTCGTCCATGATCAGGTTGTTGAGCATCATGGACAACTGCACAGTTTTTCCTGAGCCCATGTCGTCGCACAAGAGTCCAGACCCTGCGACGTCCAGCCACTTAACGCCCGCCCGCTGGAACGGGTAGAGCCGAACGTCACCCTCACCCTCGGGAAGCTCTGTCACCTCACGAAGATCGAGTGATGGGTCAATGCGCGTCGTGCGCTCATGCCACGCCCAGTTGTGGAGGGACTGGTCGACGGTGAGTCGGTCGCCAAAGATCCCGCGCATCGTCACGCACGACGCCCACGCGAGCGGCAGCTCCCAGCGGGTCGCCGCTGCGTTCCAGCGTGAGCCCGGAACGGACTTGATCAACTCCTTCTCACGGTACTCGGTGTACACGGCGATGCGATCGCCCTCGGGGGTCAGAGCTGCTGTGGCCACTAGATTCCCCTCATCGTTGGTCGTTGATCTCTAATCGCTTAGCTACCTAGATTATATCAGGCGTGACATTCTGATGAACCCACGCGGGGTGGTGATCGACCACCGCCTTAAAGACCTGCGCGGCCGCGTCGTTCATGTGACGGCCGGCGCGCCCCGTCTTCCACCAGCCCAGCGCGCGCAGGAGATCGGGCCGCGCGAGCCTCTTCGCGTCCGACATATTCTGATACACGAGCGTGTGGTGTCCCGTGCGCTCGACGAGGTTCTGAATGACGCCCGACACCTTGAGCGCGTCGGGCTGCTGCGTCTTCTTACCCGTGTGAACGGTGATCACAAAGCGCTCCACCGCGACGATCGTAGACACGTCGGATGATAGCCACGACCACAGCATCGGCTCGACCTCGCCGAACGTCGCGGTGACCTGGTAGAGCCGGTCACGACGCAGCAGCGCGAGACCCGTCGTCGTGCCGGGGTCGCAGCCGATCACCCGCACGTAGTCAAGCGGCGGCACGAAGCGACTCCCGCCACAGACTCGCGTTCCAGTCGGACTTCTCACCCCACCGCTGGCCGAACGAGACCGACGCCGACACGGGCACGGGCGCGAGGACGTCAGCGTCGTTCATCACGCGCTCCAGCGTGTGGACCGCGTCGACCACGTGCTCGTTCGGAACGTCCAGCACGACCTCATCGTGCACGAGCATGGTGAGCCACTGGCCCAGGCCGGCGGCGTCAACCTCGAGGACCTTCATCTTGAACAGCTCGGCGGCGAGTCCTTGGATGAGGTAGTTCACCAGGGCGTACTCCTTGTTGCGGTCGCCCACGTGCTTGCGACCGGTGAGCGGCGAGCGCACGTACGCCTCACCCTCCTGGTGGCGCCGCGTCATGACGAGGCTGTTAACGTCGCGGATGAACTTGGGAATGCCCGGGTACGTGACGTCCACGAGCTCCATGAAGATCTTAGCCTCCGCCTCGGGAATGCCCGCGGTGAGCGCGAACTTCGCGATGCCCGAGCCGTACGACTTCGCGTACATGGAGTTCTTCGTGAGCTGGCGGCGCGAGTCGCTCTTCGCCATCGACTCGAGGTCGTACAGCTGGCACGCCATGCTGGTGAAGAAGTCCGCGTCCGAGAGGAACGCGGCGAGCATGGCCTCATCCCGCGACAGGTACGCGAGGATGCGCATCTCGATCTGGTCGAAGTCGCACATCAGCAGTGTGTGACCGGGCCGTGCGGAGATGCAGTTGCGAACGGTGATCGCCGCGCGGTTCTTCTCGCTGCGCCGGGGTAGCGTCTGCAGCGCGGGCCGCTGGACGGACATGCGGCCGGTGCGCGCGCCGATCGAGTTGATCGAGCAGTGGATGAGGTCGGCCGCGTCGCGCTCGTCGATGAAGTGACGCAGGTACGTCTGTGATAGCTTCTGGAGCTGCCGCCGCAGCAGCACCGTCTGCGCCAGTGGGTGGTCGATCCCGGCGAGGACCTCCTTGTCGAGGGCGGGCGCGCCGGACGCGGTCCGCTTCGTCCACTCATAGCCCTCGTCGTTGAGCGCCTTTACGACACCCTGGTTCGACCCGGCGGAGATCCCGTACTGATCCTTCACCCACTTGCCCGACTCGGCCACGTGGTCGTCGAACTTACGGAGCGCCGTCGCGGTGTACTCTGCGTCCACGTGAATACCGTAGCGCTCGATGTCACTGGTGACCCACGACGTCGCGAGCTCGAGGTCGTACGCCTTCGGACACTCGGCCTGCACGCGCGGGTAGATCGCGTCCTTCACGCCCTTGGTGAGCACCGGGTCCAGTGCGGCGTACACCCAGTAGGGCTGGAAGGTGACGGGTATCTTATCCCAACCGTACACCTTGATGGCGTCGTCAAGCTCCTTCTGCGCCGCGCCCGCGCGCGGGTCGACGTAGCGCGCGGCGAGGTTCTTCAGCGCGGTGGAGTACGTCGACTCGAGCGGATGGTGCATGGGCCGCGTGTCGTGGATCTTACTTCGCGGCGGCGGCTCGATGCCGCTGTTACGCAGCATGGCATCATCGAACGGCCAGTTCGCGCCGACGTACGTTCCGTCGAACTTGGCGAAGACCTCCTTGATGACGCCCTTCCAGTCGTCCACGGGAATCGTCCAGCCGTGACGCAGGTCGCCGAACTGGACGGTTCGCACGACGTCGGTCTGCTTGTTCAGCCCGGTGGACTCGGTGTCGCAGCCGATCTCGTTGTCGGGACGCCACTCGCCCAGCCAGCGCATGAACTCGGCGACCGCATCGGTCGAGTCGACGAGGTGAACCTGGACGTCATCGAGACTCAATGAACGCTCCTATGATCTCGTGCGTAAGTTCTATGATCAATTCGCGGCGCCACGTCGCTGTGCGCGCATCGAATGATCCAGGACGCATCGGTGTCACGACCGCCCCGTAGCGCGCGAAGTCAAAGTGCTCGACAGCATCCGTAACGAGTGCGTGGATCTCAGCGGCATCCGGAAAGTACGGTATGTACTCGGGATCGTCCACGTGCTCACGGTCACACTCATACGTGCAGCACGTGTCACAGCACATCTCGGACCTCTACCTCGATGTCGCAGCGCTCAAGGAACGCATAGCCCGATGACGAGTCGCGGTGCGCGTGCTCGTGTCGCGGCTGGACGACCGCACGTGTGAGTCCAGAGTTCGCGATGAGCTTAGCGCAGCTCAGGCAGACGTGACTCGTCACGTAGATCGTACCACCCTCGCGAACCGTCCGCTCGCAGACCATCAGCGAGTTGGCCTCGGCGTGTAGGCTCGGACAGTCGGAGTAGTCCGCCGCGAGACCGCGCCGCTGATCCGGCATGCCTGCCCCGAGTACCGGTCGTGCGGCGTCCGCGACCATGGCACGCGGACACCACTCGGTACATCGTTGGCCGTTGTGCGTGAAGCCCTCAGGCGGTCCGTTGTACCCTGTGGCAACGATGCGGTTGCGCTGGTCCACGATGACCGCACCGACGCGGTCGCGCGAGCAGAGTGAGCGGCACGCGACGGCGGACGCGACGAGCAGCCAGGTGTCATCCCACGACGTTCGGACGTCAGTCACGCCGGCTGCCGGTGAGGGCGTTCCGGAACCAATGCTCGCCGGGGAGGTAGTGCCCGTCGACGTAGGGAAGTCGCCGGCAGCGCTGCTTGGCCAGAAGAGCCGAGTCACCGTTGCGCGCCAGTCCTCCGGGGAATGAGTCATCTTCCACGACCTCCGGTCGCTTGTGAAGTGTCTTGATCTTGTCTATGTCGCGCTCGTACAGGTGGAGCGACAGCGTCGTGTGCCGGTACGCGCCGACGTCGCGGCCGATGAGCGTGGCCACCGTCAGCTGCAGCGTCGTGAACTGGAAGAAGTCATACGGGATGCCCAGCCAGACGTCGCTGGACCGCATGACGACGTCGACGGCCAGGTGGCCCGCGTCGTCGACCGAGAACCCGATGCTCAGCGTGCACGGGTAGTCGTGCTTGAACGGAACGTTGTCGAGCTCGGGTTTCCACAGCTGGATCACCGCCTGTCGCGTCGCGGGATCGCGCTTGAGCTTGGCCACGACGTCCAGCAGCTGGTATCCGATGCGGTCGCCGTACGCGCCCCAGAACCGGCCGTCAGCCTCCCTGTACGGGTCGAATGACGGCGGTAGTAGATCCGGGTCAGAGAACCCGCCAACGAGCTGGACGGCCTCCGCTGCGGCCACGCGCCGACTGAGACCGCGACCGGTGCCCAGTGGAAACGCGCGTCGCGGGTTCTCCACCTCGATCACCGTCAAGCCGAGGTCGCGCGTCGCCTCGCCACGCGGCGCGCGCTTGACCCCGGAGTCGTGAACCAGCTCCACCAGGCGGCGGTACCCGCTGGGCCCGTCCTCCATGTACACTACGGTCGCCACTTGCGCAGGTCCCTTCCGGTCTGAAGCGCGTCGACGATCGCGTCGCCGTACGCCGCGTGATGCGAGTGGTGAAAGCGGCGCACGTACTGCGGGTGAGGCACGGCGCCGACGGGATGCGAGCCAAGAAGACCGGCGCACGCTTCGCGCGCGTTGGCACCCAACGTCACAACGCTGCTTGGCTGGACGACGCCTAGGACCCGGGGCAGCGAGTCGACGTCACAGCCGTTCACGATGCCAACGCGCAGTCCATCGAGGCGATGGAGCCGCGCCAGCAGCGCGCGGCCGAGGTACGCGCCCGACGTGGACGGGTAGGGCATGAATGCCGTGCCCAAAGGGTGGCGACTGCCGGGGCCACGCACGTCGCCAACGAGCAGCGCGTCGACCGCGGGCGGTCCGATGTACGTGACGAAGTCGTTGAGGATGCGCGCGGGGCTCTCGGCGCGCGTCCCCTCGGCCACGACGTATTCGACGAGGTCCGGTGTGTCGAGGCGTACCATGACGCTGCGCAGATCGGACGTCGCGCGCACGGCGGCGAAGAGGTTCTGCGTCGTCGTGAGCTCAGACTCGGGGATCACAAACTCACCGCGGTCACGAAAGACGTCCTGGATCTCCAAGTGGTCGCGCCAGAGGTGTACGCCCAGCGCGCCGCGCGACCGGAGGAACAGCTCGGTGTACCGAAAGACGGCGTCATCCATGAGCGACTCGCGGTTCTTCACGCGCGGATACACCCGCTCGCCCCAGTGCCAGCGGTCACAGATGATGTGGTGGTTGCGCCCGGGCCGGTAGCCCAGCAGCGGAACCACGTACTCGTCCAGTGGGTGCTGGGTGGGCCGGCCCCGGTGCCAGACCTCCACGGTGTCGTCGGGTCGGTGCTTGGCCAGGTACTCGGAGATGCGCTGGATCAGCGTCGTCTTACCGACGCCGTCCGCTCCGTCACAGAGAATAAGCACGTCGTGTCCTCTTCACTTGCGGTGAGTCGGTGGGTACGGCCGACCGCCTGGATCGACCGTACCACACGCGATCTACGTCCTCTTCGTCTGCACGTCGCGCACCATGCGCTCGCGCCGGTGCCGGTAGATGGTGCCCGTGGAGCAGCCCGCGCGGGCGGCGACCTCCGGTACGGTGCGGCCCGGAATGTCCAGCAGCTCGATGAGCGCGAACCGCACGGCGATCGGCTCGTGCGCGAAGTCGATCGCCGCGCCGGACGACACGAGCTCCACCGCGCGCACGACCGCCGCGGCCTCGATCTCGGACCTGCGCCGCCGCCAGCGGGCGTGCGTCACGACCGCGGTGCACGTCTTACAGTATGATGACGTGGGCGGCTCACCCGCGTGGCGGGCGTAGAACTCGGACGGCGGCTGGTCGCGGTGACAGCGCGCGCACCGTCGGGTGATCGTATCGGCGAACGCGATCGGATGCGGCGCTAGTACGCCGCGATCTCCTGGCATGAGTCGCACCTCCACAGTCGGCCGGTCAGCTTGTCGCCGGAGCTCAGCGTTCGGCACTTCTTGCAGAGGTGCGCGACCCGCTCGGGTTCGGCGAGAATCTTAGGAATCTCGATGGTTGTGTCCGTCAACCGTACCACCACTCCCGACTGGCGCACGGTGAAGGCCAGGACGTCCTCGCGCTTGAGCGCCGCGTCGAAGATCCGGTTCCAACCCTCGGTGACCAGGAACTCGTCGGGCGTGAGCGTCGGCTTGGGCGGGGCCAGCGCGACGCTGATGTCGGCGGGTCCCACGCCCGCGGGAGTGGGGTCGCGCCGCGGGTCGTGCGCGGGTGTGCGAATGATG